TGTCGTGAAACAAATCTATTCGGCTACCGGCTGCGCGTCGGCCATCGAATATCTCGGCGACATAGCCAACGGCCGGCGTCCGAAGCCGAAAGACGCCGAACTTGAAATTCTCAACGAGCAAGCGCGCCAGATTGTCCGCGTGCTGCGCGGGCCAGATTTAGCGCAGTTGCTTGACGAACTTATGAAACGCGCCGCGCCATGAGGGAAATCCTGCCCGAGCGCGTTCAAACCGGGCGAGTCCGAACCGGCCCGATGGCCAGCGATGCGAATGACGGCGCAAACGGCAAGTTTTATGTCCTCGGCCCGAACGGCGCCGTGCTGACGATCGTCGCCAATGACGCCAGCGACCCGGAAGCGCTGGGCTGGGAACACGTCAGCGTTTCGACCGAACGCCGTTGTCCCAATTGGCCGGAAATGTCGTTCGTCAAAACCCTATTCTGGAGCGACGACGAGGGCGTGACGCAGTTTCATCCGCCGATCTCCGAATACGTCAACAATCATCCGTTCTGCCTGCACCTTTGGCGCAACGTCAACGAGCCCCTTCGCCTGCCGCCGAGCTATTTCGTCGGCATGAAAGACCACGGCGAAATGTCGAACGGCGAGCGGTTCAAGGCGTTCATGGAAATGCGAAAGGCCGCGCCATGACCGCCGCGCTTACCCGCTACGACGCCGCGCGCAGGGCGCTCGCTGAAGCTCGCGCGGTCGATGAGGTCAAGCAAATCCTCGACAAGAGCGTTGCCCTCAAAGCCTACGCGCGCCAATCCAAAGACGAGCAACTTATGGCCGACGCGACGGTGATCCAGCACCGCGCGACGCGCCGGCTCGGCGAAATCATGGCGGAGAAGCGAGAGGAGGGCGAGCTTCCCGAGGGACGCCCTAAAAAACGGGGCCTTGAGAGCCCCGTTTTGCCAACGCTTGAAGCCCAAGGCGTCGATAAGCACCTAGCCCAACGCGCCCGAGCGGCGGCGGCGATGCCCGAGGCGCAATTCGAGGCCGCGCTCGCCAAGGTCAAGAGGCTGGCGATCGCAACTGTCGTCGGCGATACGTCGGTTATCAAGGAAGCTCGCGCCGAGCGGCAGTCTGATAAGCGCGCCCGCCGGCAAGCGCGTGAGATCGCCCTGGGCCAACGTCAAGCCGCGCTGCCGGATCGAAAATACGGGGTGATTTACGCTGACCCAGAATGGCAATTCGAGCCCTATTCGCTCGAAACCGGGATGGACCGGTCGGCCGACAATCACTATCCGACGAGCGATCTCGCAACGATCAAGGCGCGCGAAGTTGAGGCTATCGCGGCCGACGACTGCGTTTTGTTTTTATGGGCCACCGTGCCGATGCTTGAGCAAGCGCTCGACGTCATGGACGCCTGGGGCTTTGAGTACAAAAGTCATTTTGTCTGGAAAAAAGACCGCATCGGCACCGGCTATTGGAGCCGCAACAAGCATGAGATTTTGCTGATAGGAACGCGCGGAAATATCCCGGCGCCGGCAATGGGCGACCAATGGGACTCGGTGATCGACGCGCCCGTTGGCGAACATTCGGCAAAACCGGAGGTTTTCCTGAGCCTGGTGGAGCGGTACTTTCCGAGTCTTCCGAAAGTCGAGCTTAACTGTCGCGGCGTTCCGCGGCCGACTTGGGATGGATGGGGCCTGGAATCCGAGCAACCGGAGGCGGCAGAATGAGGCCGCGCCTTCACGAATTTGCCTTATTTCAGAATCGCGCTTATAAAGGGCGGGCCGGGAGAGCGTTGGAAGCGCTGTCACCGGCCCTGTCCAAAGGTTTACCGTGCAATCGAGTCCAAAGGTCTGCTCGTGCAGGCACCGAATGGCGTACGCGCTTTATAGCGCCGTCTCGCCAAAATTTCAAGCGCGCCTTACAGCCGTCCACAGCGGCGGGTTCGCTATGGTGAACGCTCCCGCGCGCCATAAGTGGAGCGAGCCGTCGCGCCCGAGCGCTCTACGAACCGAACGAATTTGCCTGCGCTGCGGGATGATTCGCGTAACGCGGCACGACGGCGGCGCGCAATCGCTTCCCTGGACGGAATATTACGACGGCGACGAGCGGCTTGACGCCGGGCCGGGCGGCAAAGCGACACCGCCTTGCGTGGAGCGCGCACCATGAGCGCGCTCGGCCCTTGCGATCTTTGCGGCCGTAGCGCGCGGCTTTCCATCGCCTTGCTGCGAGAGCCCTGGTCGGCGAATCGCGTCTCTGTCGTCGCTTGCACGCGCTGTAGCGCCGTCGCTTGGCGGACGCTCGACGCGCCATTGCCTCGTCAGCGCCCGACGCCTGTGCGGCTTATTGCCGGGCCGGCGCGCGTTCGCGGTTGTTGGCTGAAAAAGGAAGTCGGCCGAATTGCCGCCCGCGAGGTTGGCGCGGGTGTGGGCGGAGACACCCACAAGGCAATTCGGCCGGATCGTCTCAGTCGAGGCGCACACGCCAGTGCCGCTACTCGACTTATTAGAAACCCCGAGCAAGAGGTTTTTCGATGAGGCCGAAGATCATAGACCGCACCGCACCTATTCCAAGCAAGCAAAGAAACAAGCGACCCAACAAGGCAACAAGTCACCAAGTTAGCAGAGGAACAAGTTCAATGAGCTTATACAAGAATCCGCCGCAATTGTCGAGAACCGACTCGGAAGGCCCGGAATTAATGGGGGGGTTTTTCCCGGTTATTAGAAACGGGGGGCGGTCATGAGCGGTGGCGGTGGACGGATTCCCTTTGATACCGTGGATTACGTTACAACCACAGGAAACTTAACAACCGTAGAGCACGGCGCTTTTTTATTGCTCGCTTTTGCAAAGTGGAACATGGGCGAGTTGCCGGACGACGACCGACAGTTAGCGCAAATTGCCCGCCTTAGCCTGCACAGATGGAGGATAATTAAAAAAGCAGTCATGGGACACTTAGAATGGGCCAAAGATCGTTATTGGGCGCCGATACAGGATAGGCCGCCTATATCAGATTCCGACCGCGCATTCGTCCATCAAAAATACAAATACACATGCGTATATTGTAGCGACAAGGAAGGGCCTTTTGAGATTGACCACGTTGAGCCCTGGTCGAGAGGCGGAAAGCATTCTGTATCCAATTTTGCGCTGTCGTGCGGCCCCTGCAATCGGGCTAAAGGAACAAAAACACTAGCCGAATGGGGGATATTAAAATGACCGATCTCCCATTCATGCCGATGTACTGGCCGAAGTTTTTTCAAGCTACGGCGTTCAAGCTAACCTTTGAGCAGAAGGGTTGCTACGCGCTTTTGCTGGGCCACGCCTGGGGCAACGACGGCGTTCTCCCTGACGACGATCAACGCATAGCTAACACGCTCGGCATATCTCCGCGCAAATGGGCCGCGCTCAAGGCGCCGATCATGGCCTTTTGGTACAAAGACGAAAACGGCAATTGGTCGCAGGAAAAAATGCGGCGCGAATACGACCGCGCTCGGCAAAAAGTTGAGACGAATCGCATCAACGGAGGCAAGGGCGGCAGGCCGGAAAAAAACCCAAAACGCCCGGAAGTCGAGGACATGTTGCCCCACATGTCCGCGCGAAACGACGTAGAAGTCGCGGGGCAAATGGAAAAAAAACACAATGATTTCAACGAAACTGCAAAAGCGAACGGTTTCTATTCGATTAACCATTCGGATAACCATCTTAGAGTCAAGACTCTAGAAAAAGAGTCTTCGTCGTCAAAAGACGCGCGCGCAATCGAACCGCCTGCCGAGCCCGACGAAAGGGACGACGACGATTTTCTGATCAAAAAACTAGTCAAGGCGCTAAGCCCTACGGTTCCCGAGTTGGTTGTACGCAACGGAATCGGGGCGGTTAGGTCGTTGCTGGCTGAGGGCTGCGACCTCGACGCCGATATCCTGCCCGAGTACGCCGAGATTTCAGGGGCGCTCAAAGCCCCTATACGAACGCTCGACTCGCCCAAGTGGGACGACCGAGTCAGGGTTCGGCGTGATCTCAGGCTGAACGCGCCGCTGGTTGAGCCCGCGCCGCCGCCCGAAAAATACGAGTTCGTGCGCGCCGATTCGCCGATTTGGGGAGCTTGCTGCGCGTTAAGCGGCCACAAGAAAAACTTCGCGTCGCCAACGCGCGACAAAGACGGCCAGTTTCTCGGCGACGGTTGGAGCTTCAAGGTTTCGATCATAGTCGCCGCCAAATCGCCGCCGCTCCCTTTACCCCGCCCCGCCGCTCCTAACCACGGAGCGCTTCATTGACCCGCAATCTCACGCTCCTAGCCGAGTATCGCGCTGCGCAAGCCAACCATGAGCGCACGCTCAACCTCGATTTCGACGCAGCCGACCGCCCTGGCGTCCAAGAAATCCCGTACATCGCGACGACGCTCGTCGAGCGCCAAGCGTTTATCGCCCGCATGAGGCTGAAATACCCCGACGCCTTCGCGCCGCCGTGCTGCGACAACGACGAGAGCCCAGCCCCGCCGCTTAATCCCGTCGCCGCGCTAGCGCGGGCCGTAGAGCGCAACCGCGAGCCGTTAGCGCTCTCGGCAGAGTTGGCGAGCCGGTGGGCCGCGCAGCCCCAGCCCCACGATCCTACCGAGGAGTCGATTCGTGGGTGAACGTAAACCTGTCATGGCAGTCGAAATCGTCTTGGAAATTCAAGACCGTATGTCAGCGGAAGGCGACGCCGCCGACTGGTCGCCAGAGTTGCTTGACGATATCGCGCTCTTGCTGGTCGAGAACGGCTATCCAATCAAGGGCTTTGGCCCAAAAGATGCGGAAACCGTCAAGAATAGGAAAAACCGCGATGGGTGAACATAGGCTCGACAAACCCAAGCTCGGCGCAACCGGGCGCTATCCGCAAGGCAAACTATCACCTGACGACGAGGGCGAGCTGGCGATAGCCGTAGCGTGGGACCCCTACGCAAACATGCTGCGCGTCGAGTTCGGCAAGCCGGTTGCTTGGCTCGCTTTGTCGGCGGAGCGCGCGGCGGTGCTGGCATCGATGATCTTGAAAAAAATCCCGTCTAACTCGGCGTGAATGAGGGCGTCTACAATGGCTTTGGCAATGCGTGACACTCTAGTCGGCGACGTCCTCATGACCGCGCGAGCCGCGGAACTCTCGCCGAAATATGCTCTGATCGCGACCGACCCTCGCCGGACGATCTCCGACCGCCAAGAGGCCGCCAGTTGCGCCGAGGCGCTATCCGTGGCGCTTGATCAACCCCACCAACGCGGCCGCGCTGGCAAGCGCCCCGAGGACGCCTTGACGATCTTTTGCCGGCGCCAACGCCTTCGCCGCGAGTGCCAGCAGGCGGGCCAGACTTACGACGAGGAGATTCGCGCCGAGAAATCCGCGCAGGGGTTTTACGTCGTTGGTCATGTTCCCGGCGCCGGCGACGACTTGGACGAGGCTCAACGCGAGGCTGACAACGAGCTGGCGATTGCCGACCTTAAGGCGAGCAAGGCGGTTCTAAAGGGCGTGGACAAGGATTGCCCCGCCCGCATGGAAACGCTCTGCTACGACGGGTTATGGCCGCTAGGCGACGTGAAAATTCTACGCGACGGGCTGCTGGCGCTGGCGCTGCATTACGGCTTGCTTGATTGCGGCATCAACAGGGACAAGCCAATATGACGCAGGATAGCGAGACGCTGTATTCCGCAATGAAGGCGGCGGCTTGGGAGAGAGCGAAGGACGAGCTGCGCGCTTGCGTTGCTATCAGCGGTTCTCGGCATGGCGGCATCAACAGGGACAAGGCGGTTTGGGAGGCTTTCAATAAAAGCGTCGAGGATTTTATAGTTCACGTCGAGGAAAACAGATTGTCAGATTGATTTAACGCCAACTATTAGGGGCTCGCGATGGCTGCGCAAAAGAACGTCGGCTATGACACCTTCCCGAAGCAAGGAACGTTCCTGAACCAAACCGTCGCTGTAGTCTTTCACTACGATACAACTAGGACGTTATTCGGCGTTGTTGTCAGAGACGATTGCGAGGAGCCCGGCTTGATGATAATTAAGCTTGACGACGGCCGACACGTCATGGCGACCGAATGCCAATACCAACTGGTGAAGTCTGGAAAGCTTGGCGGCGGCTACGGTTAGCCGCCTCTTGACTCCTTACAAAACTTGTGGAACACAATCAACACCGATGAATCACGCCCGTTGCCTAGCGCTGCGGGCGTTTTGTTGTCAGGGCTTGTCGAATCCCACTTTAAGGTCGGCTTCCGCCCTGCGTTGCTGGCGGCTGGCTTCGTTGGCAGACGATCTCAGCGTAGCCTCAAGAACCTTAAGCGCCGAGGCGACCCATAGTCCGGTTGCCGTCGCGTTGTCCTCGTAGTTTATCCCCTCGTCGCCGCGGCGCTCACTCTCGGCATCGGCGAGTTTCTGAGCAGCTTGCAGCGCGCGGAGAACGATACGGGCTTGGTCGTCGGTTAGTGTGATCATACGTCGCCCCTCGCGATCTTGTGCAGTGCGTCCATGTCGCTCGGCGTCATACGCGGATCGCTGGCGAGCGTTGGTTTTGGCCGGCTGGCGTCTATCCGGCCCTCAACGAGCCCCGCCGCGAAATAGATAGCCCCGTTATCGTCGGGCGCGTCGCCGCGCCGCTCGGCCTCGGCCTTGGCAAGGGTTACGGCGAGGCGCAAAGCTTTGAAAATCAGGAACGCCTCGTTGTCATCGAACTGGATCATGGCGCGAATCCTTCTAATTTTGCGAGCGCGACCTCTGCCGACCTAATGCGCTCATTGATCAGAATATAATTTGTGTTTCCGAGGTCTTGGCGAAGCGTATGCTCAAACGCTGACCATGCGCCGCCTATGTCGAGGACTAGCCATTTTAACGCCTCCCGCGCCTGCGTCAGCAAGGCATCGCGTTCCTTTGCCGCCGCCTTGAATTGTTCTAAGCCGGCGCTCAAATCGGAAGATCGCCGGCCGCTCTTGATCGCGTCGTTAACGCAGAGCTTGACCCGCTCGACGCGCGACGCCGGTTCGTTCTCATTAAGCCAGCGCACCGTCTGCGCGTCGATCCCCTCGCGTTCCTCGTCGGCGACGTCGAGCGCCTTGTTCAGATCGTCGATCTCAGTTTGCAGGGTGTCGCGCTCAAGCGTGGTCATGTCTCAAAACTCCTCGGGCAGCAAAATCGTCGTCCGCGAACAATCCGCCTCGGTCAGAATCCACACGGTATTTTCGCCGTGGCCCACGCAAGGTTTGTCGGGGTCGATAGGATACGCGCTAAGGATTCGTCCGTCCGTGGCAAGGGCTTCCGTGTCGGTTCCGGCTGCGGCGGCTCGGTTGACTTCCGCGTCCTCGTCGCTGACTACGCCGAAGTCGCCGGTTGCATGGCGACGCAGTAACGCGCCCAAGTTGATTTCTGCCAACATTGCTCCCGGCGTAATGATCAACTCGCCGAGCGGAAATAATTGCTTCATGGTGTAATATCCCTCAAATCCTCGTCCGTCAGAGCCGCGCAATATTCGCGCCATTGCCTATGGACCGGAATCGGCATTTCGAACTGGCGAACTGTCATGGATAATGTACCGATGAACGGCATTTTCAAAGGCGGTAGCTCAACGAGCAGGCCGTCTTTGACCATCCGATCGAGAACCCTGGCTTGAACCGGCGGCGAGAATTCGCCGCATCCGATGAGATCAAGCGCGCGGCGCTCGGATTTCGTGCGGCCGGGATGCTTTGTTTTCCATTGATCGTAGGTCACCGCGTTAACCTCATGAGCGCGGCGTGGGCGTCGCCAAGGTCTTTTCGCAGTTTGTCGATAACCTTCTCGACTTTCTTCGGCCCCTCGTCGCGGGAATTGATCCAATCGATTAGAAGCTTGTCGAGGTTGCCGACTATAATCAGCGTGTCTTGTAGCGTCCGAATCTCGCGGTCATTGCCGGGGTTATGGATGGTGGTCATGGCGCTGGCTCCGTGGTGTTTTCCGCATCGGCGAGGGCGCAGATAGCCACCTCTGCCTCATGGAACGCCTGCGCTCTATCACTATGCATCTCTGCGACAACATCCGGCTGGCCTGGATGTTCGCGTCGTATAGCCGCTTCTCGCTTTGTGAGTTCGGCCGCTCGACACGCGCTCATATTGATGGCGGCCTCTCTCAGCGCCGCCGCGCGCTCGGAGCGGGCGAAGGCGACGAAATCATAGAAATTAGGATCGCTGCCTGCACTTCGGCATGACGTGACCAATTCGCGCGCTCTTTGTTCAATCGTGCTCACGGTTGCCCCCCTGTAGTTTAGGCCGCGAAGCGCGGGCGAAAAGCGTTCTTGAGCGTCCCGGTCGCCCGGTCGAGATTGGCGGCGATGCCGTCGAGATCATGCAAAAAGTTGAACTCGTCGGCCGCCAGCAGCGCGTCGAGGCGCAGCGGCGCGGCGTTGAGGTGGGTTTCCGTGATGTCCATAAGTAGAGCCGTGCGGCTTTCGTAAGCGCTACGGACCCAGGGCAGCGCCCAGCCTCGATTCGTAATCTGCTCGATGACCTCGCGGTCGTTGTTGGAAATCTTGAAGCGGACCATATCGAATCTCCGGTTGGCGTTTGATTATCTTATTAGCTAGCGATACAGATAGCAAGATAATTTGTTAATCAAGGAGCCCCAAGGCGTCGGCCGCGTTGGCGATGGTCATTCGCTTGGCGAGGTCAAGTCGGACGTCGGCGCGGTGCGCGCTGCCGTCGTCGTAAAGCGCGACGCTTACCGAACCGCGCCGGATGATAACCCGCGTTCCGCTGCCCTCGACGACGTACTCAGGCCCCGCTCGCCGGGCTAGATTTATCAGTTGCGTGCGGCGCATCGCTTACCCCCTTATGGTCAGGCGCCGGCAAAGCCGTTGCGGATTTCCGGCCCCTCGCCGTCGTCGTTGCGGGCGTCGGTCCGTTCCTGCTCGCGGGCGACGGCGAGCTTGGCGTGTAAGGATTTGGCGAAAGCGCGCTCGGCGGGCGATATGCCGCGCTGGCTGCTTTCAAGCGCCGACCGAATATAGGCCGAAAGCCCGTCCATGAGGATTGCGGCTTCGTTGTCGGTTAGGTTGAGCTTCACAGTCATGGCTTGGTCTCCTTGAGGTTGGCGGCCTTGCGCGGGCCGCCGGTTGAGGTCTTAGGCAGCGAGATCGAGTTCGGCTTTGCCGGCTTTGGCGAGCCACTGATCGATAACGAGAGCGTTAAATTCTAGGTAGTTGTCCATCAGCCAAACGTTGTCGGTGTCGCCCAAGGCGGCGAACTTCGCCCGGTCGGCGCGGTAGATGTCGGCGCGAGCGCGGCCGAAGCGAACGGCGTCGAGAGCGAATTTTACGTCATATTCGGCGTTGGTCATTAGTTTGTCTCTAGTTCTGGCGGTCGGTGGCGTCCGGCCCGCAAGAAAAAGAATACGAGATAACGAGATAATATGCAAGCTAATTATCAAGACAATGTGACACTTCGCACGCTTTTGTTGCTAGGCGTCAAACGCGGCCAGCTTGGCGGCGCGGCGCGCGTCGCGATCCGCTCGGATTTCCCTCTCAAAGCTCTTGACGTTCGCGCCGTTGAAAGCGCGAAGGCGCGTAAACGCGCGGGCCTGGGCCTGCTTGAGCGCCGACCAGTTCGCGTCTTTGTTGGCGTCCAACGTCAAGCCGTTTGCCGCCCTTGGATAGGCGTTGAGCAAAGCGCCGATCTTGCGAACGGCCAGCTTTAAGTTTTCCTGAATCGCGAGAAAATCGGCGTAAGTCATGAGATCAGCCCTCCGAGGCGACATAAACCGCGTGGTCAATCGCGGCTTTCTTGCTCTTGAAGCGACGCTTGAGAGCGTTGCCGGCCGGATGCCAGAACCAATCGGCGCCCGCGCAAGCATGCGTGATGACCGACCAAAGGACGCGCGTATCGGCGCGGCGGACAGCGATCTCAACGGCGCCATCGCCGAGCTTGAAGGCTTGAACCGAAACGACGTTGGAACGGATCTGCATGGCGTATCTCCTGGGGAGTGGCGTCTCCCAGGAATAGATATACGCGCGATTTGATTAGCTTGCAAACACATTCGCACATTAGCTTTATAATTAGTAATAAGGCTCAATACCCCATCGCTTCGGCGGAGTAATCGCGCTGCCGCCCACGGCCCCACGTCCAAGCCGGATAAGGAACGGACTCGTCAGGAAACGCGACGACGGCGAGCTGATCGAGGTTGCAGCGTCCGACTTCGCTGCGGTCCATGTGCCCATCGCAATCGCGCGCCGAAGTGTCGCACTCGAATTGTACATGGTCACCCTCATGCGTCCAGACGCTTTGTTCGCTCCAATAACCCTCGTCGGTTCCGCCGCCCGTTCGGTGCGCAATTTCCTGCCCAGGGCGAAGCGTAAGCCTGACTGGCGAGCCGTTTATTAGGGTCCAGAATCGAGCGTTGCGAAGCTTGGTCATGTTGGGGTTTCCCTCAGAAGTTGAAAGCGACCTGGCGCGCGTCAACAGCGGCGCGAGCGGCGCGAACGGCGAGATAGGCGCGAGCGAGTTCGAGGCGAACGAGGCGATCCTCGGCGCGACTGGCGAGAACGGCGGCGTTGTTCTCGTCGAGTCGCGCGGCGTAGGCTTGCGCCTTGGCGTTGGTCTTGAACGCGGTGCAAACCGGCTCGTCAGCCGCGCGAAAAAACATGATCTTGCCTTCGACGGCGAAAACGTTCTTTGCGAGCTTGGTAACGGTCGAGGTCATTGGCTTTTCTCCGCTTCGCTCGGACGTGGCGTCGTCCGGTATGTTCTTTGTAACGCGACGCGCGCAAGATAGCAAGAGGATGTGCTAATGAAATATCACGCTATCAAATTATTATTGGCGCCTGTCACCCAGAGCGCCCGATCCGAGCGCCCTGGGCTCTTGGTTAGGCGTCCTTTAAGAACGCCGCGCGAGCTTCGACGAGCCCGACGCTCAAAGCGTCGCCGCTCTGGCGATTGGCTTCGTAGGCGACCTTCGCCGCGACAAAGCGCTTAAGCGTCTCTTGAGCTTCGGCCGGAACGCCAGCGCCCCAATTTTCGAGAAACTTCGCAGCCTCGGCCGCGTCGCAATATTCGCTAAGGCCGCGCGAAACGACATGGCCCGCTTCGTCGAGATACATTGCCGCGCCGAACTTGCAGTATGTTCCGGCTTTTGGCTTGTTCCAAACGAGCCCGGCGCGATTCGGATTCGTCGTTTGCGAGACGAGGCGGCAACCGAAGCCCGGCTTGTATTCGATCCAATAGCGGATCGTGCAGCGAAGGCGATAGCCGTAGGGATAATCGGCGACGACGTAGGCGGTTTCTGGCGAGATATGTCCGACGAGGTTGGTCATTGGCTTGTCTCCGTTCGGGTGGCGTCCCGATAAAGCTAACTTAGTCGCTTGCAAACAAGATAGCAAGATAAAACGACAGGCTATCGCGTTTTAGCCGCGCCGGATCGCACCCGGCGCAGCGCTAACGCCTTACGGCAGGAAGCGGTCTACGAGTTGCGCGTAGCCAACGACGGCGAGCGCGATAGTAACGAAAGCGCAATAGGACGTAACGGTATTGAGCATTGGTTTTCTCCGGTTCCGGCGATGGCGTTCGCCGTGCTTCAAACTAGCGCTAATGTTATAACAAATTATAAAGACTATCCATTCGCAATGTAGTTCGCTAGCGAAATAGCAAGGGCAAACGCATGTCGAAGCAAGAGTCTATCGCGACCTACGCCCGGTCTTGCTTCGTCGCGTCGTCCCTCGTTATCTCGAAATGCGAATGCGGCTGTGGAAATACAAAACTGCTCCTGCTCGACAGAAAAGACCGCGTCCGCGCAACGGCGACGGCCGCGCCGGACGATCTTATCAAGATGGCGAGAACGGCCAAGACTGACGAGCCAATGCGCATAGAGCCGCTGAACTGAGGTCAACAATGTCGCCACTCCTTATAATCATAATTCTCGTACTGCTCTTTGGTGTTGGCGGCGGATACTACGCGCACAACAGCTACGGTCCGCAATGGAGTGGCGGCATCGGCGTTATAGTTGTTATTGTCGTCCTGTTCCTCGTCTTTGGCGGCGGAAGACTATAGGAGCCGCGATGTTTTCCGACCAGCATTTGCAGGAAATGTTCTCCCGAATGGACGCCCTGTCGCGGTCGCCCTCGGCTAATTCGGCCAACCTCGACGGCCTAACTTCCCAATTGAGCGCCATCGCCGCCGCTCAAAGCGCGCAGACCGCGCTAATTCAGGCGATCACCACCCAAGGAAACCAGCTTATGAGCGCTTTGACCGATCTGCAAACGAGCGTGGCAAGCCTGACGACGGCCGCCGCAACGCTGATCACGCTTGAGACGGCCGCCATTGCCAACGCCAGCGCCAGCGGCGACGACGCGGGCGTCGAGGCCGCAGTAACCAACATCAACAAGATCACGGCGAATCTCACCGCCGCCGGCGCCGCGCTTCCCACCGCGCCCGCCGTCGTAACACCGGCTGCCGCCACGAGCACGCTTGCGCCGACCGCCGCGCCGATCCCTGCCCCGGCTGTTGCGCCAACCCCCGCGCCGCCTACCGCCGCCGCGCCGGCTGCGGCTGCGCCGGCTGGCGCCGTTCCGCCCGCCACGCCTCACACGTAATTCTAACAGGCAACGAGGCGCGCCATGCTGATCGGCCGGCACTCCGCAACAACGCGAACGCTCGGCGCGCCGCCGACTTGGAATCGCAAGATCGACGGCGAGTGCGGTAGCCTGCCCGTCGCCGATCTCATGTCGCCGTCCGGCCCAGTGATGGAGTCCGCTTGGCTTCCGAACGCCGACGAGATCGAGCGGCTCATTGCCGGCGCGCCGATCATTCTCGGCGTTCTCGGCGAGGGTCATCCGCCGGTCTATCTCGGCGTTGGGGCCGCGCCCGATGCTTTATGATCTCGCGTTCTGCGCCGCCATCGCCCTGCTGGTCGTTGTTATGACGGTCGCGGCGACCTGATGGCGGCGCGCAAAGCGACGTCGCCGCGTAAAACCGCGCTAACGCCGCGCGCTGACCTCGCCGTTGTCTATCGCGATCCGCGCGAGCTTGTCGCGTATGAACGCAATGCGCGCACCCATTCACCCGCGCAAATTCTAGAAATCCAAAGCTCGATTCTTGAGTTCGGATTTACCAACCCGGTATTATTGCGCGACGAGCGAAACATCGGCGCCGGCCATGCCCGAACTTTGGCGGCCGTCGGGCTTGGCCTTGCGCGCGTTCCGACGATAACTTTGCCCGACCTGAGCGAAGCGCAATGGCGAGCCTATGTCATCGCCGATAATAAGCTGGCTTTGAACGCCTCCTGGGACGAAAGCCTGTTAAAGCTCGAATTTGGCGCGTTAAAAGACCTTGGCTTTGAGTTGACGCTAACCGGCTTTACGCTCGACGAGATCGGCGCGCTCACGCCGCTTCCAGGAACGCCGCCCGATGATTTCAAGAGCTTCGGCGACGACATTGATACTGAACACGAATGCCCGAGGTGTAAATTTAAGTGGAGCGGAAAATCGGAACCCGAATCTTCGTAGAAAACTTCTCAGGGTTTACGAAAGACGGCGTGAAGTTCGACGATATGGTTCACACGTTCTTTGAATGCACCAATCAGCCGATGCCGCCGATCATCGCCGGCCGCGCGATAAAATATTTCACCGATGACAAAGGCGAGGACATGGCGCCGGAAAATAAGCCGCCTTATTGCGTACCGCTCATGTCGAAAATCGCGGCGCTGCCGTGGAATGGATTCAAAGTCGTATCCACTTTTGCAGGCGCGGGCGGCTCCTCAACCGGCTATAGGATGGCGGGTTTCAAGGTGGCGCTCGCCAACGAATTTGTGCCGATAGCGCAAGACAGCTATCGCGCCAACATGGACCCTTCGACCGTCATTGATCCGCGCGGCATCCAAGAGGTCACAGCGGCTTCGATTCTTGAAGCTACGGGCCTCAAGGAAGGCGATCTGGACCTATTCGATGGGTCCCCGCCGTGCCAAGCCTTCTCGACCGCTGGCAAGCGCGCTAAAGGCTGGGGAACGGATCGTGCTTACGAACACGGCGCATGCCAGAAAAACGAAGACCTGTTTCCCGAATACATTCGCGTGCTGGCGGCCCTCAAGCCGAAAGTCTTCGTCGCCGAGAACGTCTCGGGCCTTGTAAAGGGCGTCGCCAAGGGGTTTTTTCTGGAAATCCTCGCTGGCCTCAAGGCGTGCGGCTATCGCGTCGAGGCAAGAGTCCTAGACGCGCAATGGCTTGGCGTTCCGCAAATGCGCCAACGGTTGATCTTTATGGGCGTGCGAAACGACTTGGGCGCTAATCCCGTATTTCCTAAGCCGTTGACCTATCAATATACGGTTCGCGACGCGCTGCCTTGGATTGTGCGATGCGAGGAAATGGCAGGATACAACGGGCATCAAATGCTTGACTCGGGCAGACCTTCGCAGTCGATCTTATTGACGGGATCGCATCATTGCGAGGCGCACCTTGGAACGTTTCACGGCGACCGTTCTATTGATGACGTCGCGCCGACCGTCCAAACACACGGCCGTCCCAAGACGCTTAATGAACTGACCATCGCCAGCGGCCCGGCCGGCATCGAACGCCGCAAATTCACAATCGCCGAAGTCAAGCGAATCTGCGCCTTTCCCGACGATTTCATTCTCAAGGGCACATACGCGCAGCAATGGGAACGACTTGGAAATTCAGTTCCGCCGGTCATGATGGCCGCCATTGCGGTAACGATCCGTGACAAAATCCTGATTCCAGCAAGAGAAAAGGCCGCGCCAGAGGTTCCGGCGCGGCTTGCCTAGTTCAGCCGACTTTGTAAAAAGTCTTGCCGTCGCTTATCGTCTTGGTGACATTCAGGCCGAGTTTTTTACGAGCGATCTGTGAAATATTCCAACGACACGAGTCGAAGTTCCAACCTGTCGCGCTGGCAAGCTCCTCAATCGTTACGCCGGTTTTGCTGGATAGAAGCGAAACCATCGTGGAGATATTTGACGATCCATCGCCGCGCTTGCTGGCGGCCGTCTTGCCCTTCACGGCGGCGACCTTGGCGACTATCGCAACCTTGGCGACTTTGCCGCCCTTGGCGCTCTTAACGGCCTTGGCAGCTTCGCTCCAAGCCTTCGCGTCGAAGGGACCCCAAACCCAATCGCCGCGCCCGGTTTTCTTGGCGAAGAAATCGACGCCCTCGGCCGCGTCTTTGCCGAAAGCTTGGCGCGCTTCGGCGAGCGCCTGCGCTTGGCTCATGCAGTGGCCGCTTTTCGGCGTTGCCGCGCCCTTGACGACCACTTCCAAGGCAACCGCGGGTGGCGAGTCCAGTTCGGACGTCGGCAGGGCGTTCAACTCCGCGGCCGCGATCTGCTGGATGCGAGTGGCGGGCGTCTCGTCGGCCGGCGCGGCGAAAACGACGGCGAGCTTCGCGGCGGCGGAAACGCTCTGCATGGCCTCTTTCGTCTTAGCGCGGTCGGCGGCGGCCTTCGTTGCGCGCTTGGCGGCTTTGATCTCGGCGGCGGAAGCGTCGGCTTTGGCGGCGACGTCGAGAGCGTCAAAAGCGGCGGTGTTGTCGGCGGCGAGCTTGATCATGTTGGTCTCCGGTTCGGGATGGCGTTCCCGTGAGACCAGAGATAACGTTGAGAGCACAAAATCGCAAGCTATTTTTATCGCAAAATAGCAGATTATAACTATCGCAAGGAAGCAGGCGCAAAATCAGTATGGAGACGTAGCGTGACGGCACGCAAAGCGGCGGCCGATCTCTTGCCGCGCGGCCCGAAGCGCAAGCCAAGGCCGCCGCCCAATCCCAACGGCCGACCGCCGCACGAGCCGACCGAGGCCAATCGCCAGCTTGTCAAAACACTCGTCGTCGCCGGCTGGAACCGCGACCGTATCGGCGTCGCGCTCGATATCGACGCCGAGACGTTGCGCAAATATTACCGAGTAGAACTAGACCACAGCAAAGCTATAGTTGACGCAATGGTCACACAAAGCATAATACAAATGGCCTGTGGTGGCCCTGGCGCTGGCAATTGGGAAAAAGCCGTTCCAAGTATGGCTAGTTTTTATGCGAAATGCCGCATGAATTGGAAAGACCCTAAACTTGAGGTTAACTTATCCGGCGCTGTTGGTACTTACGATATGAGTAAAATGAGTGATGACGACTTACGGAGAGTCACGGAAATACTCAGCCGCGCCGAAATTTCCGCCCCTAACGGTGTTTCTAGCGGAGATCAGGAAACGTGAGGCCGCGCGCCAGCTCGCCGACGTCGAGCGCAACGCCGACGCGATCCGCGCAAGATGCAAGACGTTTTCCGGCTTCGTCCGCGAGGCGTGGCACGTTCTCGAACCAACCACGCGCTACATTCATAGTTGGCATATCGAGGCGATTTGCCAGCATTTAGAGGCTGTAACTGACCGGCGCATAACCCGGTTGCTGATCAACGTTCCACCCGGCTCGATGAAAAGCCTGCTGGTTTCAGTCCTATGGCCGGCTTGGGAATGGGGGCCAAAAGGTTTAAGATCGTTGCGCTATTTGGCGACAGCGTTCAACGAAGGGCCGGTTAAAAGAGACACGCGCAAGTCGCGCGATTTGATCCTTTCGGCTTGGTATCAAGCCTTATGGCCCGAGGTTCGGTTAGTCCGGACCGGCGAAACGAGCTTCGCCAATTCAGACACAGGCACGCGCGAAGGCGTCGCGTTCAACTCGCTTACGTCGCAGCGCGGCGACCGTTTGATAATTGACGATCCGCATTCAATCAAAACCGCCGAGTCAGAAACCGAGCGCGAAGGCGTTACGCGCGGCTTTCGCGAAGGCGCCTTGAACCGACTTAATAATCAAGCCGAGTCGGCAATCGTAATCATCATGCAGCGCTTGCATGAAAAGGATATTTCGGGCGTTATTCTCGCGCTCAAAATGCCGTTCGTGCATCTGCGCTTGCCGATGGAATACGAGCGCGGCAACCCTTGCACGACGCCGCTCGGCTTCGTCGATCCGCGCCAATACGAAGGCGAGCTGCTTTGTCCGGAGCGCTTTTCCGCGTCGACCATCGCGCAAATGAAAAGCGACACGACCGCCTACGCCTGGGCCGGACAGTATCAGCAACGCCCCGCCCCGCGCGAAGGCGGCATGTTCCAACGTCGTTGGTTCGGCGAGCCCGTCGCCGCCGCCCCTATATCAACTAACGTCGTAAGAGCCTGGGATTTGGCGGCAACGGAAGCGGGCGGCGATTGGACGGTGGGCTTGCGCATGTCGCGCGCTCCCAGCGGAATCTTCTATATCGAACACATTGAGCGCCTTCGCGGTTCGGCGCTCGACGTCAAGAAAGCCGTCCTAAACCTCGCCAGCGCGGCCAATGATAGCAAGCGCGTCAAGGTCAGGCTTCCCCAAGACGTCGGCCAAGCTGGCAAAGGCCAAGTCGCGGATTATGCGCGCGATTTGGCGGGCTGGCTTTTGGACGTGGAGCGCGAAACGGGCTCCAAGGAAGTGCGCGCTGCGCCGTTCGCGGCGCAATGCGAAGCTGGAAACGTCCGACTCGTCGCCGGGCCTTGGGTTGAAACGTTTCTCAGCGAGCTAGAGACATTCCCGATGGGCGCGCACGACGATCAAGTTGACGCGGCCTCCGGCGCTTTTACGAGTCTCGTCAATCCAACGACGCTCGCCCGTCAAGTTCCCTTCAATCTCATGGGTCGTTGATGTTTCTAAGCCTTGTGAGCCGCCTCAAGCGCGATAAAGACTATCCGCCGCGCCAGTTCGCGATTGACGCTTACTCGCGCGTAAGAGACGGCGCGATTTACGATCATCTTGAGCATTCATTTCATGAGGAGCAAGACGCGGCGAACAACGAATATATCCCGTTGCGCGATAGACGCCCCAGCGTGCGCTGCAACATTTGTCGCATCGTGGTTGACGATAGCGTGTCGCTTTTGTTCAGCGAGGGGCATTTCCCGACCATCAAAAGCGAGGTCGAGGGCGCGCCCGACGTCTTGCAAGGCTTCGTAAAGACAGGGCGCTTGAACGACGTCATGATAGACGCAGCGACAACCGGAAGCGTCGGCTCGGTCGCTATCCAAATGCGAATCCTCGAACAGCGCGATAAGACATACCGTCTATTTTATGAGCCGCATTCGACGGAATTTCTGACGCCGATATTCGATCCGCAGGCACCCGACACGCTTTTGAAAATCGTGGAGAAATACAAGGTTCGCGGCGACGTTTTACGCGCCCGAGGCTACGCTATCAGCGATCAAAACACGGCCGCCGCGTTTTGGTTCTCGCGCGAATGGAACGAACAAGGCGAAGTGTGGTTTCTGCCGTGGCTCGCCAATGACGACAAGGCCGTTGCGACAATCGACACATCGAAGGGCGTTGTTCATGGCCTCGGCTTCGTGCCTTGGGTTTGGGTGCGCAACCTGCCCGGCAAGCTAAAGCTGTTCGCGGGCGAACTTACCTATTCCGAGATTGATGGCGCTTGCACGTTTGCCGCCGCCATCGACACCATGATTGAGATTGAATATCTCCTAAGCCAGGGCGGGCGCGGCCTCAAATATACGGCCGATCCATTGCTAATCGTCAAAGAGCCCGCCGCGCCCGATAGGCAAATGGTGCGCTCGCCCAACATGGCGCTAATCACGGCGGCCGAGGGCGACGCCAAGCTTTTGGAAATCGGCGGCACGTCGTTTGCGGTTCTCGTCGATTACGTGAAAGTTTTACGTGAACTTGCGCTTGAGAGCGTTCATGGCAACCGTTCGGAGCCGTCGAAACTCGCCGCCGCGCAATCCGGCCGCGCGATGGAGCTGCTAAACCTCGCGCTGATTTGGATTGCCGATAGGCTGCGGATTTCCTACGGCGAGGGCGCGTTGCGCGAGCTTTTGCGCATGGCGCTGCTAGGCCACGCCAAGTTTCCAATCTCGGTTGAGGGCAAGCCGCTCGCCGCCGTCGCGCCGGACGCCGATATCACGCTGCATTGGCCGGCGTGGTATCACAAAACGTCGCATGATCTCCAAGAGGAGGCGACGACGGTGAAAACGCTGCGCGACGCCAAGGTGATTTCGCGCGAATCGGCCGTCAACTACATCGCGCCCTCCTATGATATCGAGGACATTTCGGCCGAACTGGCGCGCATCGAAAAGGATGCGAAAGACGATATCGCGTTGGTCGCCGATGCCGCCTCGGCGCAAGTCGTCGAGCAAGTGAGGGTCAGCGAATGAAGCGAGTCGATAAATACGAAAATGTCTCGCCTGCATTTCAAACGCAATGGCTGGCGTTCCGCAACGCGATCATAGCAGCCACAGCAGACTTGGTTGAAACGGAAATCGGCATATCTCCAGGCTACGCCTACAATCTTGTTGGGTGTCATGAAGAAGTCGAGCGCGGCATTGCGAAAGCGCGCAAGGGCGTTGATCCGGTAATAGCCATACACCAAGAGTTTATCGTGGCAGAGGGCCTGTTGCGGCATCGCCTGCACTATTGCGTAGGGAATTAAATGGCCGACGATCCAACCAGTTTAACCGTTGCGATAGCTTGCGATGAGCTGTTTACTGGCATCAAGGCGGCCGTCAAAAAGCAACCGAATTCCGAGGAAGAACAAGCCGTCATTCTCGCGGTCGTTGAACTCGCCCGCGTCGGCTTTCTGGCGTTGCTCTCCATCGCGCAAAGCCTCGAAAGCCTCGCGCTCGACTCTGCGCGAAAAGCCGACGACTGAAAAACCCCTTTCGGCCCCGCCTCGGGCGACCCCGACGCGAGATGCCGGCCCGCCGCCGATGCGGCCTAACCCAAGGCAGATGCCCGATGAATTTACGTGAACGCCTGCTCGGCGCTGTTGCCCTCTATGGTTTGCGCTCGCCCGAAGGCGATCCGAGCCCGCCGCCCGTCCCGAACGTTCCTCCGGTTCCGCCCGCGCAGCGCGACCCCGACCGGCATCCGACCGGCTATTCGCCCGAGTACGTCAAGGATTTGCGCGAAGAAACGAAGGGCTGGCGCTTGAAGGCGACAGAACAAGAGCAAGCGCGTAAAGCCGCAGAGACGGCCGCAGAGGCGGCAACCAAAGCGGCAGACGAAAAGATCAAGGCGATACAGGAAGCCGCCGCCAGCGAGCGCGAGACGCAGCGCAAGGCGGCCGACGAACGTATTCTCCGCGCCGAATTGAAAGCGGCGGCGATCAAGGCGGGCATGATCGACCTCGACGGCTTGAAACTGGCCGACATGAGCAAAGTCAAGCTCGGCGAAAACGGCGAAGTCGAAGGCGCGGACGCGCTCATGACCGCGCTGAAAGAGGCCAAGCCCTATCTATTCGCCGCCGTGCGCTCTGGCACGTCGGACCCCGCCAAACCGCCGCCGCGCGATCCGGCCGAACCGAAGAAGGCCAAGGATATGACGCCGGCCGAACGCGAGGCTTTCCTGAGAGAAAACCGCAAGAAGTACGGCGGCTAACCAATCAACTCTAACCGGCGCAGGGCGCCAACGCGGCCGGCCGATGCTGGCCGCGACCAAACCCCGAGCCCGATGGCGAGCGGTGGAAAGCCCCCTCAATCATCAGGACTCCAATCATGCCTATCTCAAATTTCCCGGCCGCGTTGCAGCCGATCATTCAGCAGGGATTCCTCGAACAGACATTTCAGGAGTTCCTGCAATCGGCGCTCGGCTATCGCATGGCCGCCAAGCGCGAGAACTTCAAAACCAATATCGGCGAAACGCTCACCAAAACGCGCCCCGGCCTCAAGGCGCCGACGATCACGCCGCTCGGCGCGAGCGGCAACACCAACTTCGACAACGGCTTGACGCCCAACACGTTCACGGTCGAACAATTCAAGCTAACGCTCAACCAATATGGCGACACTATCGACCTCAACACCGTCACGAACCGCGTTGGCATCGTCGAACAATTCCTGCAAAATGCGCGAGTCAACGCCATCCAGGCCGGACAGTCGCTCGACCGCTTGGCGCGCAATAAGCTCTTTGCGGCCTACCTCGGCGGACAGACCCGCGTTCGCGTTACGCTAGGCGCGCCGGCAACGACGGTTTCTGTTGACGATATCACGGGCTTTGAAAATGCGCTCGTCAACGGCATTCCTGGCCCCGTTTCGTCAACCAACACGCTCGCCATCACCCTTGGCGCGAATGTCTATACGCTTATCGGCGCGGCGTCCGACGCCTCCAATGTCTCGACGATTGCCGCGCCCTTCGGTTGGGCGCTGCCGACGCAGCCGGTGTCGAACGCGGCCCCAGGCCGCTCGGGCGTCTTGACGTTTTCGAGCAACGTCAGCGTCGCGGACGGCACTATCGGCAATGCCGTAAGTTCGGCCAATGGCGCGGTTGTGCTGCGGCCAAACGCGCGCGCGACGAGCATCAACCTCGTCGCGGGCGACCTCTTTACCATGTCGGCGACTCTCGACGCCGTCTCCTATCTGCGCCGCAACGCGGTCCCGGCGATCAATGGTTACTACAATTGCCATCTCGATCCGGTATCGGCGCGCCAGTTGTTCGCCGATCCGGATTTCAAGCAACTATTCCAAGGCCAAGCGGCGAGCCAAGAATATCGCATGGGAAAGGTGATTGAACTCCTCGACGTGCGGTTTGTGCCGACGACGGAAGCGCCGGTTCAGCCTCATCCGACCTATCCCAGCCTCAATATCCGTCGCCCTATCGTCGTCGGCGAGGGCGCGTTGCTGGAAGGCGACTTCGACGGCATTGGCGCAGCGGACACCGGGGATAGCGACGCCCAGGTCGATATTGTTGACGGCGTTGTGCAAGTCACGCGCGAGCCGATGGACAGGTTACGCCAGATTATCGCGCAGTCTTGGTACTGGATTGGGGACTTTTGCGCCCCAACGGACCAGACATTGAACGCAAGTATAGTACCTACAGCATCGGCGTCATATAACAAACGCGCCTGCGTTATTGAACATATAGGCTAGATGCGCGGCTATATACATAGCTTTTGGATAACTCAGGGAATCACTTACTATGGACGCTTCCTATATCAACGGCCTCGTTGCGCTAGCGGGCGGCGGGCAAACCAACGCGACGCTGCTAACGAGAACTTTCAACCGCATCACGACGGTTGTCACAGCCGGCGACAGTTGCCAGCTTCCGGCCGCCTCGCCGGGGCTTACCATCTCAGCTTACAATGCAACCGCGAACAGCGCGAACCTGTTTCCTGGCCTTGGCGACGCGATCAACTCGCTCGGCGCGAATGCGGCGCTAGCGCTTCCGGCCAACAAAGGCGTGCAGTTGACGTGCATGGCGTCCGGCTTTTGGAACTCGATTCTGTCCGCTTGAGTGACGGTTCGCTCTAACCAATAGGAACGATCCGCATGGACGTGACCCCCGTCACCGCGCAAGAAATCCTGCGCAATCTCCAAATAACCGGGCTGTTTTACGAAAGCGCCGCCGACAACATAACGGCGTTCGCGGGCGGCGGACAAGCCGGCGCAACCATGATAACAACCGAGGTCGCGCGCATTACGACCGTCGCGACGGCCGGCGATAGCGTCGCGCTGCCGAATGCAATCGCCGGCCTAACACTCTCGTTGACGAACCACGGCGCGAAGCCGATGCAAGTCTACGGTCAAGCCGGCGATGTTATCAACGACATTGCGAGCGCCAGCGGCGTATCGCAAATGATTGGCTCGGAAGTCATCTATTTTTGTCCAACCAACGGCAAATGGTACGCGAACGGTTTGGGTACGGGCTACAGCGGTTCGTTCGAGACGCAAAGCCCCGCTGACGGGTTGGTAGCTCATGCAGGCGGCGGACAAGACTCGGCGCTGCTTATCACAACCATGATTAGCCGGTTTACGGTCGTCGCGTCGGTTGGCGATAGCGCCATTCTGCCAACTGGCGTCGCCGGCATGACCCTCACGATTATCAACGCCAGCGCCAACAGCATGAACATATTCCCCGACTTAGGGAGCACGATCAACGCCGGCAGCGCCAACGCCGCCTATGCGCTTGCCGCCGGAAAAACTTGTCAGTTTGTCACGACGCTGGCCGGCGCGTGGCACGCCATGCTTTCGGCTTAAAAAAGAGAAAAGCCAATGTCAGATGCAAGTTCCAAAGCCGCCGCCCGTCGCGCGACGGCCGATCCCGTCGAGCCGGCAACGCCAGCGCCAGCGCCAGCGCCCGAGCCGGCAACGCCCGCCCCGCGAACCGTCAAGAGCGTGCGGCTCGCCGCCGCTTACGGCTATATCAACGACGACGGCTATCAACGCGGCTGGCCGGAGGATTACACCGTCACGGACGCTGGCGAGATCGCCGAGCTTATGGCGCGCGGCGCGCCGCTGAAAGAGTTCGTTTATGTCGATTGAGGCCGCGTTCTTCCCGCAAGCGACCGTCAATATCGCGGCGACGACGATAAGCCAAAATGTCGCGCTGCCGGCGACGACGCTTGGCCCCTATCAGACGGCGGACGGCGATAGCGTGCTGATTTACAATTCCGGCGCAACCATCGCCTTCGTCGAGTTTGGCGGAAACAACAGCGTCGTGGCCTCGCCCCTGTTGAGTATGCCGATTCCACCCGGCATGTCGCGTCTCATAGGTTGCGGCCAATATGTGTCGTTCGTCGCGGCCATTATGCTGACGGGAACAGGGACGATCTATTTCAGCCGGGGCAAGGGTCACAACTACTAGGGGCTGGCATGGCTTTCACCGACGCGCAGTTGACGGACATACGACGATTCTGTGGTTATCCGGCATTTGGCGTCGGCGCGTCCGGCTTTAGTTCCTGGCGATTTTTTGAGACTTACGGGCTGCTTGAATACCGCATGGCGAACTTGTCGGCCGCTGAAACCGCAGTCGTAACAACCACCTATCTTGCAAACTTGTACACGTTGGAAAGCGCCATTCCGGGCGCGTCGGCAAACCTCGACACAGAGAGCGCGGCGGTCTGGAAGCACAATCCAAAGGAAGTGGCTGACCGCGCGAATTTATTCTCGTACTGGCGACGCGAACTCTGTTCGTTTCTCGGCGTTCCGACCGGCCCCGGCCTTGGCGGCGGCAATACAATTCGCATGGTGGTGTGAACTTCCCGAGGAGGAGCCATTGCACAACGTCGTCACGCTTCCCGGCATTGAAACGATATCTGACGAGCCAAGCGATATCGTGGTTGAGCGGCTTGAGAGCTTGCTTGCCGACGCTAAGGCGGGCCTCATTCGCGGCTTGTTCTACGTCGCCTATAGCGGCAACCAAAACGATACGTTCAGGGACGGCCGCGTAACCGACGACATTTCGCGAGATATCTTGCTCTACGGCGTAACGATGGCCGCCGAGCGGTTGAAACGCGATTGCTTTAACTACTATATTGGACAGGATTAAGCGCGATGGACGCCGCCGTCATTCAGTCCAAAATCTATACGGGATTCGCGAAAGCGGCCTCTTATGTAGGAAGTTCTTTCTCGCAATACCGCCCCGTCGCCGGTCAACCGCCTATCGGCCCGGCGACGCTGGTGGGTTCCATCAACGCGGCGTTCACGGTCGCAACCGGCGACACGTTCACGTTCGGGCGGCCGGGGCTCAAGGCGAATTTCTTCTACTATTGCCTCGCGGATGGCGCGCAAATTCAGGTTGGCGATATTCTAACCTCGCTGGCCGGAACGTACTACATCGCGTCGATGCAGCCGCTTGAAATGCCGGTTGCGGTGCTCTGCAACGCGCTGATTTCGTTCAACCGGCCGGCGTCCGCGCCGTCAACCGGGCTTGTCGCATATCAGGGCGTATCCGAGACAACCGAAACGCAACTGGCGGCGGGCGTGGCCTTCCCCGCGTCGGTCCAGCTTGCCGCCTCGGGACGCAGCACAAAAAGCGACGCGCTGGCGGGCGATAGCGCCGGCCCGCTCAAATATACGGTATTTTTCCCGAGCGGATCGTTGGTCGCGCCGGCTTGGCCGATCCGCGAGCGCGATGTGGTTTACGACAATATCGCGCGAAGGTTTCAAGTCGCCGGCTATGAGGCGACGCCGATAGGGGCGCGGCTCGACACAACGAGGTTGATGGTTTGATAATGCCCGACGCGAAAGGATGGAAGCCCCGGCTTGCGTTGTCGGACGCCCTCAAGGCTGTGCTGCAAGCGATTGCGGCGCGAGAAATGGGCCGACAGGATCAACGACAAGCCTATCGGGACGCGCGAAGCAAAATCGAAACCGCGCTGGCGCAGGCGTTTCCCGACCATCGGCTTGAGGTTCGCCCGGCCGATAAGATCAAGCGCGCGATTCACGGCGATATGAGCTTTGTGGTTTTCGTCGATGGCCTGCCGGACCAAGGGCTTATCTTTGGCGTCGCCAAGGAAGACGGCACGTTTTACGGCGCGCCCGCCAATAGGAACAACGCGCAACGTGGCTGACGTTAGCGAGGTTACAAGCGCCATTGCGGCGCTCGCCGCCAGCGCGATCTATCCGCTCGGCAACGGATCGCAATCCGCCAGCGGCTACACAACGACGATTGCGCCCGGTTGGCCGGTTCCGGCCGATCTCGACGCGATTCTTGGCGCCGGCGCGGTCTACGTCTCGGTTTATCCCGAGGCGACGTTCAAAGACACCACCAGGTTCGGGCGACTCTGGACGTCGAGCGTCGTGGTGACGCCAACGGTTACGATCACGCCGGCCAAGCAATTGCTCACGATTGGCGGCGCTGTGACCATCGGACACTACGTCTCGGCCGTCGTTCTCAACGTCGCCGCGTCCTACGCCGCGCAACTAGGCGACACGCTCGCCACCGTAGCCACGGCTATCGCGGCGCAGCTAACGGCCGGCGGCGTCTCAGCGAGCGCCGTAGGCCCGGCAATCAGCGTTCTCCGCGCCGACGTCCCCGACATGGCCGTAGCCTCCGGCGCGCCCGGAACCGCGATCATGGAAGTCGCCCGCCAACAACAGGCGTTCCTGACGACGATCTGGGCGCCAAGCCATGCGGCGCGCGTCGCGGCGGCGCTTTTTCTGACGCCGTTATTTTCGTCAACCGATTGGCTCGGGCCGTTCGCCGATACGACGCAGGGCAAACTAACGCAGCGTCAAATCCGGCTCGACGACAGCGGCGCGGCGCGCAACGAGTACCGGCTCGATCTGAGTTTCTGGGTCGAATACGCAACGACCGTCTCTGAGGTCGCCTACCCGATTACGATTTTCGCCGGCCAAACCAGCGTCGCAGACGGCACGGCCCAAGGCGCGACCTACACGCAAAACGCAGGGTGAAAACATGGCGGATTATACGGTTTTAGTCGTTCGCGAGGTCTGGCATCACAAAGACCTCGGCCGGCATATCGAGCGCGGCGAGGTCATAACCAACCAAGCCGAGGTCAAGCAAATCCTCGCCGAGCGCCCGCATCACGTCATTGCCCGCATGGCGACGCAGGACGAGGCCGACGAGATCGAAGCCGCTGCCGCCGCGCACGCGACGGACGAACCGACCACGCAAGCCCCCGCCGCTCTCGGAGCGCCAACGCCAGCCGCGCCAACGGCCGCCGTAAACCCGGCCGCGTCTTCCGCATCAACGTCGGCCGCGCCGAAGCCATGACGGAGCCGGACGATCTCTTTCCGCGTCCCTATGTCGAGGAGCTTCGGAAAAGATCGGACGGCTACCGCAGGCGCGCAAAAACTATCGCCGACGCCGCGATTCAATTCGCTATCGCCGCCGAATTGACAGCGCGCGGCGCGAGCCCGTCGCGCACGGCCGAGGTCAGCACAGCGCGAATCTCGATTGACGCCAACGGCCTCGTCGTCGGCGTCGAGGCCGCCGTTGCCGCGTTTCTCGACCAAGCCAAGTAGCAACCTACCTATCGAGCGCTTGCCGCCCTGGGGTTTCCAAATGGAGCCCCCATGTCGCAAATCGTCCAATTAGGCGCGGTAAATCTTGCCTCGCTCAACGTCCCGCAAGTCCTCGTTCAAGTTGTGCCGCCGCAGTTTTTATATGGCGGCGTACAAACCAACGTCGGCGGCGTCATCGGAACCGCGTCTTGGGGTCCAACAAACTCACCGCAGCCCTACGGCACGGTCGGGCAGGCTGCGCAGATCTTCGGCCCAACGATAAACCGCCTCTACGATATCGTTGGTCACTCGACGCTCGCCATGGCGCAAGGCGCGAATTTCCTCTACGGCGTGCGCGTGACAGACGGCACGGACACCGCTGCCTCGGCGCCCATTTATTCGCCCGCCCCGGTTGCGGCGACCGGCACGGTCACGTTTACGGTTCAACCCGTCGCCGCCAGCACTATGACGCTCAATGGCTCGATTTGGACGTTCGTCGCCGCGCTCACGACCGGCCTGCAAATCCTGATAGGCTCGACGCTGGCGCTAACGCTGACGGCCGCGGTTGCGGCGCTGGCGGCCTCGGCCGACGTCAATACTGCGAAAATGTCCTACTCGACGTCGGCGACCGTCCTGACGACGACGGCCGTTGCGACCGGCACAGGCGGCAATGCGTTGACGCTGGCGACCGACGTTACCGGCGCCACGGTTTCGGCCGCTACGCTCGCGGGCGGCGCGGCCGGCACGCTCGGCATGACGCTCACCGGCAAATATACCGGATCGAACGGGCAGAACTTGAAGGGCCAGCTTGGGCCGGGCTCAAAGTATGGCTCGTATAAGCTGGTTGTCATCCTGCCCGGAAATTCGCCGGAAGTTTACGACAACATCACCGGCTCGGGCCTCGCGCTTTGGATAAACTTGTGCGCCGCCGTCAACAACGGCAATTCATCTACGCGCGGGCCTTCGGCCATTGTCGTTGCGACCGTTGGAACGGCGACCGTCGCGCCGATCACCGGAACCAACGCCATTGCATTTACAGGCGGCACGGACGGCGCGTCAACCGTCACAACTTCGACTCTCGTCGGCGTCGATACGCTGCCGCGCACCGGCATGTATTGCCTGCGAAATACCGGCGTCAGCAAGGCCATGATCGCGGACTTGTCGGACTCGACGTCTTGGTCAACGCAAGTCGCTTTCGGCCTGTCCATCGGTTGCGAAATGATCGCAACGACGCCGGCCGGCGACACGATCACCAACGCGGCGACAGAGGTTGCGCTTGCCGGCATCGACTCGTTTACCCTCTCGATCATGTTCGGCGATTGGGTCTATTGGCTCGACACGTACAACGGGATTCCCATGCGGTTGTCCTCGCCGCAGTCCGTCAAGCTCGGCGTGCTCTGCGCTCTCAGCCCGCAGAACAATCCGCTCAACAAACCCATTCAGGGCATTATCGGCACGCAAAAAACGCAGTCCGGACTTCCCTACACCGACAGCGATTTGCAGATCATCGGCAATTCGCAAATGGACGTCGTGGGCGTCAATCCCATGGTGGGAACGACGTATTTCTCGTGTCTTTTCGGAAAGAATACCTCGTCAAACCCCGTCACGCAGGGCGACGAATATACGCAGATCACGTATTTTCTGGCGAAATCGCTCTTTAAGATCGGCGCCCCCTACGTCGGCGCGGTGCAGACGATAGCCGAGCGGTTGCAGGCCCTAACCTCGATCCTGCAATTTCTCGCGTTGATTTCGGTTCCCGTTGCGCTCGGCGGCCCCGGAATCCTGTCGAGCTTGACCGGCGGGCAACCGTATCAAGTCATTCTGAACGCGACGAACAACAGCCAGACCAGCGCCGCGCTTGGCTTCCAGAACGCCTATGTCAAGTGCGTTTACGGCCCGATTGTCCGGTATTTCATCTTCTCGTTGGAAGGCGGCGCGTCCGTGATCGTCTCGACAACGGCGCCGAATATGAACCAAGCCGCGTAACGCTCGCAACCCGAAAACCAGCCCATCGAGCGCGTGCCGCCCTGGGGCTTCCTAACCGGAGTCCTCGGCCATGTCGCTCAATCAAATCACCTTCGGGCATAGCGTATCGTTCAATATCATTTCGCCGATTACCGGCGCGATCCTGACGCTGACCAACATAACCGAGTTCGACAGCAAGCAAGTAACCGAAAAAGTCTCGTCGAAGCCGCTCAACGCGCCGCCCATCGTTGTGCATACGCCTAACGGCTGGTCGGGAACGATCACGTTTGATCGGTCTGACAATACGATAGACAGCTTTTTTGCTGCGCAAGAGGCCGCCTACTGGGCGAACGCGCAAACTTACGCCGGCACGATCTATGAATTTATTCTCGAACTCAACGGCGCGGTTTCGCAGTACCGATACGACAGCGTTGCGCTGACGTTGCAGGACGCGGGCAAGAAAGCCAGCCAAACCAAAATCACCCTCAAAGTCGAGTTTGAAGCGAGCCAGCGTGTGCTCGTGCAATAGGAGCATCACCTAAATGGGCCAGCCGATTGTCACCATAGGCGACGCGCCGACGCCGACGCAGCAAGTCGTGGCCGACGCCAACCGCGTTGTCGAAGTGACGGACGCGCGGCAACGCGTGCTCGGCGTGCGCCGCATGAACATGAGCATTCGACGCCGCGTCTACAAAAGCTTGACCAACGCCGCCTTAGAGAACAACCGCTATATGGGTCTCGTCATGGTCGCGGCCTGCGTCGTCACCATCAATCGGGAACCGGCAGATGCGCTGACGATGGGCGCAAACGAGTTGGTGTTTGACAGCCTAATCGACCGGCTTGACGATGACGGCTTTGAGGCGGTCGGCAAGGCGATTGCGGACAATTTCGCGCCGCCGATAACTAGGGACGAAATAAAAAACGAGTAGTCGATGGCGACAGGCGTGTGACGTCGCTCTTAGTCGGCCATGGCTTTAGCTTTGATTTGGTCGAAAGCTGGTCGGAGGAGGAGCGACTTACGCAAGTCATCATCATCGGCGAAATGAACGGCCGTGAATTTGATTATGAGCGCTGGCGATGGGCGCCGCTCAAGACGGACTAGCGCCTAGCGCAGCAACACGGCCCCGCCGATCAACCATGTTAGAATCGTCGGACCCTCAAGGCTCGCCGGCAGAACGCGGTCAGCAAGCGCATAGCCCGCCGCCAAGATCACAACGCGAACCAACGTTGACAGGCGCCGCCAGCGCGAGCGTTGCGCCAGCGCTTGCGGTTGCGACAACGAACAGCCGACTCTATCGGCGGCGGCGAAAACGGCGGCAATCGCCATGTCGGGAGTCACCTTAAACCACTCGCCGGACGCGCGTTGACGCCCTAAGATCGTATGCGCCATTTGCTCGATCCTGTAGGCGTGACCGTAGGCGGGCGCCGTAAAAACCAAGCGAAGGCGAAAGGGTGAGGCTGTCTGCAAATTGGCAAGCCGCGACGTCGGATCGTTGCTGATGCCGATTTTGACGAGATCGTGCTCGCCCAAAATCACATAGATATAATCGCCCGACTGCATGCGCATAACAACGGCCCCCGACAAGCCTAGCTTACGCTATTTTGTTGAAAGTTGCTATCTTGATATCTTGCCTGGAAATGGCGCGACGACTTGAGCGCGCGTCTATACGAGCCAAGAACGAATTGGATATCCCCACCGAAGCGCTCATGGTTATGGTTGAGGCGCAGGCGCGCGAGGTTATCGGGACGTATCGGTTCGGCTGGCCCGAACTGGCGGAATCGACGCAGGCGGATCGTATCGCCCAAGGCTATCCGGCCGACGAGCCGCTACTGCGAACCGGCACGCTCGCGGCGAGCATCGAACACAAGGTCGAGTTATCGGCGACCGGCGCGCAAGGGCTTGTATACTCCGAGGATATCGTGGCGCTGTGGCAGGAAATGGGAACGAGCCGAGGCATCCCGCCCCGTAGTTTCCTTTTCAAGAGCTTATGGTTGAGCACAGAATTTATGGCGTCAACCTATCGCAAATTCGCCGAGCAAATTCTCACCGGGACATGAGCCGTGATTGAAGCTGGCAGCGTCGGCGCGATTTTCGAAATCAAGGATGAAGCGTCGTCGGTTCTTCGCGCGCTCATGTCGCAATTCGAGCGGCTTGACGGCGTTATCAAAGCCACCAAGGAAAGCCTAAGCACGCTGCGCCTGCCGGCCGGCTTGTCGCGCGGCCTCGCCGTCATGAACGAAAACATGGCGAAGCTTGCTATCAGTTCCGACAAGGCGATGGCGGGCGTTTCCTCAAGCCTCGCCAAGATCGACGCGGCGGCCGATACGGCGTTGACGAACGTTTCCGCAAGTTTCGGCAAGCTCGATACGATCATTGACGGAACCAAGATTCAAGTCGGCGAACTCTCGGCCGAGCTAAAGCGCGTCGGCGAGCAAATGGCGCTGATCGGACGCGGCTCGGGCGCGCTGCGTCCCCCTAGCCTTCGCAACGGAACGGGCGGGCATGGCGGCGGCGGTGGCGAGGGCGGCGGCCTGCATTTCGGCCGCTTTGGCGGCGAACTCCCAGGCGGGTCCCATGTCAGCGTCGGCCAGAAATCCGATGGCTTTTTTGAGTTGATCGGCGGCGCCGCGCTGTTGGAAGGAACCAAAAAGATCATCGAAGCCCGCATGGCGCTTACGAGTCTTGAGGCGCACGCCAAGGCGGCCGGCTACACCAACCAAGAACAATCCGAGATTATGGCCGCATCTTGGGCCAACGCCGCAAAGAGCGTCAACACAACCGCAACCGAGTCCTACAAGAACATTCTCGAACTCGCGCAAGTGACGGGCTCCTACGGCGAAGCGATCAAAATGCTGCCGTCGTTCACCTCGGCCAACGCGGCGCTGGCGTCGTTGAAAGATCAGGATTTGCGCGCCTCCGTCAGCGGCAAATCGCAAACCTACGACTTCGCTCGCTCGCTCGAATTGCTCGGCGTGACGCAGGACGACGCCAAACTATCGGCGATGACGGCTACGATCACGCGCGAAATCATCGGTATGCGCGGCCTCGTGGACGGGTCGAAGATGTTCCAGGGCATCCAGAACGCGGGCGGCTCGCGCTACGCTTGGAACGAAGATTTCGTCGGGCATGTGCTTGGCCCGTTGTTGCAGGCGTCGCCGCGCGCGGGCGCTGGCCTTTACCAGTTGGACCGCAGCTTTGGCTCGGGCGTCGCGACGCAGCAAATGGCGCGCGGCGCAGAAAAGTACGGCTTCTGGTCGAAGGAAGACGAAGCCTATGACGACGCTGACCACAAGCGCTTCAAGGGCATGAAAACCGGCTCGATCGCCGGCTACGACATGCTGCGCTCCAACCCCGAGGAATGGGCTCTCAAGGTCGCGCTGCCGCTATTCCAATCGCATGGCGTCAATATCGACGACACCAACGAAATGGGAAAGGCGATCAACGAAATCAGCCGAGGCAACAAGAACCTAAATGTGATTCTTGACGAACTGCTGTTGCCGGGAACGCGGGCGCAGCTCGCCAAAGAGCGGATCAATATCGACAAGGTTCCTGGCGACGCGGGCGGAATCCTCATGGCGAATGATCCCGGCCTGAAAATGGCGGCGCTCAAGGACAAATGGAACGACTTGATGACGGCGCTTGGCGGCCCGTTGATTGATCGCGCCATGGCGGGCGTCACCAGTTTAACCAATTCGTTCAATACGATGGCGCAGTTTTTCAACGCGCATCCGAATATGGCGAAGGCGGCGGTTGATTTGACGGCGTCGGCCGGCGCCATGCTCGCGATCAGCGGCGCGATGAAAATGACCAAGTTTCTCGCGGGCGATCTATTCGGCATGGGTTCTGACGCCAAGCTGAACGCGTCGGCCGTGGCGCTCGACGGCTCGGCCAAGGCGTTGACGACGGCGGCCGAACGACTTGGGACGGCGGGCGGCAAAGCGGGCGCTCCCGGCTCTAGCAGCGGCCCGGGCGGCAGCGACATTCGCCCGATCAATACCGGGTTCGCGTTGTTCAACGCGCTTGGCATCATGGCGACAATGCCAAACGATGTAGGGTCCAAAGACTGGATCAAAGCCGGCGACGATCTCAACAAGAACGCTGACGACTTCATGGGTCAGTATCTCCCCGCATGGATGCTGCATGGCGGGCTCGGCGGCAAGGCGGCCGAAGCGCTCAACCCGATCTCGTCGGCCAACGCCTCGCCCTACGGCACGCTGCCGGCTTTCAAGCAAGGCGATATGGACAACCACGGCGACGGCCCGGCCGCTCTGGCGCTCGGCGTCAACAAAGACCTCGGCGCGGCGCTGACGAAAATCCCCGGCGACGTCAACCCAACCGTGACCTCGGCGTTTTCCTCGATCACGGCGGCGATCACGGCGGCGCTCAACTCCATGGCGGCGAGCGTCAAGGCGGCGGCTGACGCCATTCCTACAGGCGGCGCGACGGCTCCGCTACAGGTGCATTCGTCATTGACGATGGACGGCAAAAAGGTTGCCCAAGCCGTGACGACGCATCAAATGCTCGCCACGCGAACCGCCAAATCGACGGGCGGCTTTGATGGAACGGCCGATCCGTCGCCAACCGATTACGGCTGGATCGGCTGATGTCGGACGGTTTTACGCTCGGCGGCCTTGTTTTCGACAATTGGGAAACGCCGCCTGAAATCGCGCTTCCCAGCGGCCACAAGGTCAATATCCACAAGCTCGTTGGCGGGCAGCGGCAAGTTGATGCGATGGGCGCCGATCCCGAGCCGCTATCGTGGACAGGCCGCGCGAGAGGCCAGCGCGCCAGCGGCGACATGCAAGCTGTCAAAGCCATGTGCGATTCCGGCGCGACGGTTTCGTTGACGTGGAACGAATTTTCTTACCAAGTGATCATTACGAAATTCGAGCCGAAATACAAAAAGCCAATCGAGTGGACGTATTCGATCACGGTTGAGATTGTCAGCGACCCCTCGGCGGGCGGCGGCGGCTCCGGGGCGTCTTCCCTTGACGCTCTTGTCGGCGGAGACATCGCAACCATCATGAGCTTGATTTTTTAGAGCGATGGCGACGGCTCGACGGGATGCGGCGCGGGCGCAACGTCTGCGCCGTGATCGGGCGTAACATGCTCGGGCGCGACAACCGGCGTGCTGTAGGCGGGCGCAACGGCGGCGACGGCAGTTGTAACAGCATCGGCGACGGCGACGGTTGTAGGCGCGGCGACGGCGGCCGAGAGCGTATGCAGCGCCGAGTTGATCTGTTCGGTTACGGCGTCGAGCGCGGCGGAATCAATCGCCGTTTCGTTATGCGTCGCAAGCGCAGCGGCGGCGGCGGCAGTCGGGCCGGCGAGCGCGGCGGCGGCGGCGGCGAGGTTTTCAAAGCTGGCGTTCATTTGGATTTCTTTCTCAAAGAGGATGGCGAGGATGGCGTCAAGTTTGTCTTCGATCCGCTCGAGCGCGGCGGTCGTATCGTCTCTCCATAGGTCTCGCATGGTGTCTTTCTTGCGGCTTATCCAACAAACGAAGGGGCTCTCCCGTTGAGCACACCGGCCGCCGTGGTCACAGCGCTCAATGCGCTGCAATCGTCCATCCAAAGCGCCGGCACGTTGCAGGGCGCGTCTGACGCCGTGCTTTCGCCTATTGTCACGGCCTGCCTTGCCGCGCAGGCGGCGATTACGGCGGCCATAGCGGCGACCGACGCGCAGATAGGCAACGGCTCGGGGCTGGCCTCCGGTCCCGGCTTGGACGCCGGCGCAACGGCCTCCGCCGCCGTCGCTTATCTCGCCGCGCAGATCGACGCCAACCAAGCGCAGCACAACTTGCTCACCCTGCAAGCCTATGTCCAACGGATCGAACTCAACATTGCGGCGAGGCTGTAATTCAAACGATCCGAAGCCCGCGTTCGATTTCCGGCCAAGGGCCGAGAAACACCTCTCTATAGGCGACGTCGCCGCATCGAAAAAGCGCCCTGGCGCGTACAAATCCTTTCTCTTCAATGCGCGGCGGGTTCGTTTTTCTGTCGCACACAAAAATGAAGTCCTTGATTCCATACTTGGCTTTTTCGGCGTCAACCATCGCCAGCAGAATCGTCTGAATCGGGTTCCACGCCTCACGCGGCAACAACCCGCCGCACGACAAAAGCGTCATGCTCCAAGCGCTTTCAAGAAATGCGCAGAACTCGCGAATCTGTTCGTCGCTGCATTCCATCCGGCTCACTCCGCTTAAAGGCGCAACGCGATGGCCGATATCAACGATCTTCCGACCGTGCTTTCGCCGATCTCGGCGGTCACAGCCAATACGGGATTCTCGACGCTGTTTCATGTCGCCGCGATCTACCTCGGCGATCATACCATGTGGGATAGGGTTTTAGCGCTCAATTCCTCGCTTATAAACGCCGACGGCTTTTGGGAGTACGACCTCTCAACAGTCGCAACCGTCAACGTCCCGCCCGCTGGCTCGGCCGCCAGCACAGGCGGAATCCTGCAATCGTTTCCCGTTCCGTGAAGGTTTCCGCGCAAATCGTCGTCAACGGCAGTCCGATCAACGTCAAATCGCTAGAGGTTTCTCTAACCAAAACGAAGAAATCCGAGACGTTTTCGGCCAGCGTCGCCATGTACGATCCGGCTGCGCAGGGCCTTGATAGCGCGGACGGCGCGCAAGCCTCTTGCCTCATCAACGGCGCGCAAATCGGCGGCTCGTTCCAACTTGAGCACGTCGATTATAGTTTCGACGGGACCGAAGTCACCTTAAGCGGTCGCGACAATTCGGCCGACATGATCGACACGCCGAATACGAAAACCTTTACCAACCAGACGCCTAAGCAAGTTATTCAGGCGCTGGCGCAAGGCGTCGGAACCAATATCGACGACATGGGCGCAAACGCCGGCAAAATATATCAGCTCGATTGGAACGCCATCACGCATCGCGCCAGCGCTTGGGAGGCGATTCAGCATCTTGCCGACCTTTACGGCAAGGCGGCCTATGTGACAGGCGGCACGCTCTACGTCAAAGACATGGACGAAAGCTTGCCTGTCTATTCGTTACAATGGTCGCGGCCTTCGGCGAGCGGCGCGGCAACGAGCAATATCTTGACGCTGAAAGCCTCGCGCAATTTCCAAATGTCCAAAAAGATCAATGTCACCGCGCACGGCCATAACTACAAGCAAAAGCAAACACTTACCGCGACGGCGAGCGCGGGCGGATCGGGCTCCGGCGCGTTAAATTACAACTACGTCATTCCAAGCGCGACGCAGGACCAATTGCAAAACGTCGCGACCAAAAAATCAAAGGAACACTCCAGGCACGCCCTTGATATCGCGGTCGAAATCCCTGGCGACACCGGCGTTGTAATCCGAATGCAGTTGCGGCTTTCCGGCACAGGAACCGTGTTCGATACGCTGTTCGATATGACCGACGTTTCGCACAAGGTGGATTTTGACGGCGGCTATACGACGACCATAAAAGGCAACGCGGCTGGCGCTTAATGCTTGATTTAACAAACCTTATTCGCCGTGAGTGCGGCCGGTTGCTCATGCGCTGGGCGCGAACTCGCCATGTGTTGGTGACAAGCTACGATCCGAAAACCAATTCGATCAAGGGAACCTTTCAGCCGGAAGGGCATATGTCGGGCTGGATTCCGATCCAGACGCAGGCCGCCAGCGCCAACGGAGTCAGCGTTCAGATCGGTCCGGCAATTGGCGATTTGGCGGTTGTCTCGTACGTCGAGGGCGACCCCGAGGCGTCGTTTGTCATCGGCTTCAAACATAACGACGTCGATCGCGCGCCGGGAGCGCCGAGCGGAACAGTGATCATCAAGCATAACCAAAGCGGCGTTACGCTGACCATTAGCGGCTCTGGTCATACGCTCACGGCGCCCGGTCAAACGATAGCGTTGAGCGGCGCCACGATTACAACGAATGGCAATCATACCCTTACGGGCGGCGGGAACCTCGCTTAGGTGGCAGCTATCGCTAGGCTCGGCGACGCTATCAGCCACGGCGGCGCAGTAACGTCGGGCTCTCCAAATTGGAGCTGCAACGGCATCCCGATTGCGAGAGTTGGCGACTCCGCATCCTGTCCTATTCATGGAACTGTCTCGATCACTTCCGGCTCGCCAAATTGGCAATGCAACGGCATCCCCATCGCCCGCGTCGGCTCGTCGCTCTCTTGCGGCGCAACGATAACCTCGGGCTCGCCGAATTGGAGCGTAAGCTAATGGCCGATTTATCGCATTTCTGGGGGCAAGACCTCGTTGCCAGCCCGAGCGGCGATTTATTGCTCGTACAGCCGTTGAGCGCCCAAAATATCTCGACGCTCAACGGCAATGACGAGGGAACGCAAAGGATTTACCGCCGCCTCATGACGGCCATTGCCGGCGCCGGCCAGCTATCGGGTGAAGACATTTTCGCGCCCGACTATGGCGGCGGCATCCCGCAACGCATTGGCGCGGTCATGGACCCCGATGGTTTGCGCGCCGCTATCCGCGCCCAAATGTTTCAAGAGGCTGCCGTTGCCAACTCCCCGCCGCCGCAAATCAAGGTCACGCCGCAACTGCCGTCGAGCGCCTTCGTTGATATCCAATTCAGCAATGCGCAAACGGGCCTGCCGGTCTCGCTTTCCTTCGATTCTTCAAGCTAGAGGCGCGTTGCATGGCTGTGCCGCTGCTAAAGAGTTTCGCGACGTCGGTTTCCAACCAAATCGCGGCGATCCAAACGGCGTCCAAGTCGCTCGTCAATTTTACGACGGGCTCTGTTTTGCGGGCAACCGTGAACGCCAATGCGGCGGTGGGTCTTTGGTTGCAAGGCAATACGCTCTATACCATAGCGCTCTCGCGGTTTGCCTCGTCCTATGGCAAAGACGCGGACTCATGGGGCGCGGACTGGGGTTTCCTTCGCAACGGCGCGCTGCCTTCAACCGGCTACGTGACATTTTCGCGCTTTACGGCGACCAATAGCACGACGATTCTTGTTGGCGCGCAAGTTCAAACGCAGGACAAGACGCAGCAATTCACCGTCGTTGCCGACGCGACGAATGCGGCGTGGAACGGATCAAACGGTTTTATTATCCCGGCGCTCGTTGCCTCAGTCACGCTCAAAATGCAATCCGTCAACGCGGCGGCGGCGGCCAATGTCGTTGCGGGCGCCGTCAATACCATGGTCACAACGATTTCCGGCATCGATTACGTCAACAACGCGCTGGCGTTTACAGGTGGCGCGGACACGGAAACCGACGCCTCCTATAAGTCGCGCTTTCCCAACTTTCTGCTATCCTTGGCGCGCGGCACGTCGGGCGCCATTACGGCGGCGATTGAAGCGATACAGGTTGGCACGCAATGCAACGTTTTGTCGAACGTCAACTTGGACGGCACTGCCAATCCCGGCCATTTGACGATCATCGTTGACGACGGAAGCGGTGCGCCGCCGCCGTCGTTTCTCGCCATGGCCTCGGCGCAAGCCGCTCTCAACGTCGCGGACGGCATTAGCTGGGCGTTGTCCGGGCCGACGATCATCACCATAAACGTCTCGTTCACGCTCGTGACTGCCTCGGGCTATACGCACGCAACGCTCGTCGCCAACGCGCAGAACGCCGTCGTGATTTTCGTTGACGCGATAGCCGACGGCGGCTCGCTGTCGTGGTCGCAATTGTACCAAGTGATTTATAATTCCTCGCCCGGAATCACCGACGTTTTGGGCCTGCTGATCAACGGTTCGACGGCAGATATCGTGCCGGCCAGCATTTACGACGTCATCAAAACCGGAACAGTTGTAGGGACTTAACGCAAATGGCGACTCTCGGCTCGCTCGCCGACTTTCAGGCGCGGCTTAAAAAGCTCATGCCGCGCTCTTGGTTTCCAAATCCGGCGCCGGTTCTCATGGGCGCGCTGGCCGGCGCCGCCAATGTCTTTTCGGACGCCTACGCTCAACTTAAATATGCCAAGCTGCAAACGCGCATCGGCACGACGACGGACGCAAACCTTGAGATTGCCGCCGTCGATTTTGTCGCCTTGCGCATCCAACGCCGGCCGGGCGAGAGTGACGCGGGCTTTCGCGTCCGCATCATTCAGGAAGCCCTTCGCCTGCGCAATACGCGCGCCGCGATGATAGCCGCGCTGACGCAACTAACCGGGCGGGCGCCAACGATTTACGCGCCGTGGTCAACCAACGATTGCGGCGCGATGGACGCGGGCGGTCTGGCTTGCGACGTCGCCGGTTGTACGGCGACGGGCATTGACGCGGCGAGCACGATTCGCAACGCGGTTTTCATCAACGCCTTTCGTCCGCTCGGCGGCAGCGGCTTGGCTGTCTCCGACGCTGAAATCTACGCGATGGCTTATAACGTCGCGGCCGCCGGCGTCACGGCATGGGTTAACATCCAAAATTGAAAAGCCGATAGGAGTTCGTTGTTTGGATAGACCAGAATTTTACTATGGCGAGATCCTCCGCAATTTCGACCTCCTGTCCATCGGCCAAGACGCCATGGCGGGCCTTGCGCAGCTTACGCAGGCGGTTCTAGGCCAAGCCGGATCGGTCGCCATTGGCCTCGGCGCGTCGCCGGGAGGCGGCCTGACGCTCGCGATTGCGGCCGGACAGTTTTATCAACTCGCCAACCTCGAAGCGACCGCGATGGGCGGTGGCGGCGGCGGCGGCCTTCCGATCAACACGACGCAAATCCTTAAACAGGGCCTGTCGCTGACCGCGCAAACCGTGACGGGCTTTCTCGCGCCTGCCACGGTTGGTCAGTCGATAAACTATCTTGTCGAGGCGCAATATCAAGATCAAGAGTACGGCTCTGTCATCCTGCCGTACTACAACGCCTCCAATCCTGCCGCGCAATATTCCGGCCCCGGCAACAACAATCAGATGCAGAGCTACGCGCGAAAAGGCATTGTGGCCTTGCAAGCCAAGGCCGGCGCGGCGGCGACAACGGGCTCGCAAACGACGCCGGCCGGCGATAGCGGCTGGACCGGGCTTTATGTCGTCACGCTGGCCTATGGCGCGGCAACCATCGTCTCGGGCAATATCGCGCCGCTGGCGGGCGCTCCGCTGCTGGCGGGCCTGCTAAATTCGCATCACAGCGGCGGCGCGGGACAGGCGCCCAAAATCCTCATGGCCGAGCTGGCGAGCGCGTCGAGCGCCAATGCTGGCGCGGGGCTCTCGTCGGTTTATTCTTACGCTGGAAACCCGAACACGCTCGTTGCTGGCGTCGCGGGCATCGCCGGGGCGTCTTCTCCCGATGTTGTGTGGGATACGGTCAATAATATTTGGTGGGTCTGTACGGCCTCTGGAAACGCCGCTTCGGCCGTTTGGACGGAAGTCGGAGAGTCCGCGACGTGGCCCAACTGGTGCGGAACGTCAACGGGAACCGCCAACGCTCAAATTGTCGCGCCGCCTTCGTCCATGCCGACGTTCTCGACCGGCGCTATGATCGTCTGGAAAATCGGCGCCGGCTTGACCAATACCAGCGCGACCACGGCGACGGTCGGTTCGTTCGGAACCTTCGCCGTGCGCAAGGACGGCCCGACCGGACCTATCGCCTTGACGGGCGGCGAGCTTGTCGCCGGCAATATCGCGTCCGCTCGCTACGACGGCGCAAATTTGCAACTGACGGCGACAGAACTCGGAACGGCGGCGCTTGCCAACGCCTCCTCGAATACCGGCACGGTTGCTGCCGTCTATGGCGCAATCGCGTCGGGCCATGTCGCTGGATTCAACGATGCGCTCGGGACGCTGAAAGACCTTGGGCCGCTTGTTACGGGCAGCCAGTTCATTACGACGAATCAAGTTCTGTCGCCTGGGTTTTTCGAAGTCGATACCTCGGCCGGTCCCGTCACGATCACGCTTGAGCCGACGCCCAACGGCGGCGACGCCTATCAATTCTTCGATGCCAGCGGAACGTTCGCGCAAAACAACCTTATCCTGAATCCGAACGGCGCGACCATCCAAGGCATGACCACAAACTTGTTGTGCGACGTCGCCGCGATTGCTTCGTTTAACATCGTCTACAAGTCTGGCAATTGGAGCCTGCAATAGATGAGTAGCCTTTCGCAGTTCATCAAAAACGGCCAACAGTTTCAAGCCCGCGCCGGCTCGGCGGCGATCAATGTCGGCGACCTCCTCGTAACCGGCGGCCCCGGCCTTGAGATATTTACGGCGGCCACGCTCGACTATGCCAAAACTACGTCGGCAATCGCGCTTCTGCCGCCAACATCGCTTGCCGCGTATGTAAACGGTGGCGGCGCTCGCCAACAAATTGCGCGCGATTCCCTTGGCAATATCTTTGTCGTCACGACCAACGCGAGCGGCAATCTCGTCGTCAACAAAAGCGCGCCGCTGTCGGCATCGGCCGCTACGGCGATTTTGGATGCAACGGCGACCAGCGTCAACACGGCGAAGCTCGTTCAGCTTTCCAACGGCATGTTTGCCGTGGTTTATGCTCGCGCGGCGGGCGCCCTGTATTTTGTCATTTTTGATAGCTCGCTGAATTTCGTCGCCGGGCCGACCTCCGTTGCGTCGGAATACGCCGCAACGAACGTCGTTTATCATGACGCGATCGCGCTCAACGGCGGCGGCTTCGCCCTTGCGTTTCAGACCCCGGCCGGAACGGCGATCAACCTCGCGACCTATTCCAACGTCGGCGCGGCGGTCCTGGCGGCCGCCTCGATTCAGACGCTCGCCAGCACGAACGCTCAAGAATTTATCAGACTCGGGCAGCTGACGAACGGAAATCTCGTCGTCGCTTATCGCGGCGCGATGACGGCGGGCGGCACAGCGGGTACAGGCTTTACCATCGTCAGCACGGCGGGCGTCAACGTCGCTGGTCCCACGAACGTCGATAGCGTGGCGACGCTGGGCTTCCTCGAATTGTCGGTCATCTTCGGCGGCGCGACCTTCGCCCTTGCCGAGGCCAACGGGACCACGATCAAGGCGGGCGTCTACAGTCAAGCCGGCGCGCTGGCGGGCTCGCTGTATTCGGCCGCCGACACGCTCAACTCGACGACCTATCCGCAAGTTAAGCTGACCAACGACGGCGCGCAATATTGGCTCGCCTATTTCGGTTCCGCCGCCTTTGGCGTCAACGTCGTGCAAATCCCGCTTGCCGGGGCGTCGTTGGGCCTTTCGCTTTCTGGCATTGGCGCGAATATTTATGGCGTAAACACATGGGCGCTCGACGCGGAAATCATCAACGGCTTGCTGGTGGTTCTTGGCGCATCATCAAGCACGCTCGGTCAATACTGGTTCACGGTCGGCCTTCCCGACGCTTCGCTCGGCATCAACGCGCCCTATTTACGCGTCGGTCCGACTTCCAATGGCTTGCCAGCGGCAACGACCGGATCAAATTGGCCGCGCGTAATCTCCTCGGGCGCCGGGCTTTATCGCGGCGCTTCGGCGCCGCCAACGCAGCCGGTCAACCCGGCGACGAACGGCGACTTCGCCGCGATCTTCGTTTACGACCAACAAAGTCCGTCTGCAACTTACCTCGCCGTTCAAAAAGTCGAGGCGTCGGCCATTGTCGGCGCCGCCCTATCGGCCGTCGTCGCGGGCTTATCCGGCTCTCTCGTCACCATCAACGCCGGCCCCGGCCAATATGTGACGAATGCCGTCGCCGGAACGCAGGGGGTCAGCTTCAACCATACAACCGCAACGCCGGAAGGCATTGCAGGGGTGCTCTATACGTTTGGCGGACAGTTCGGCTCCACCATCCTCGGCGCCTCGGCCGCCTCCGCCGGCTCGTCAAACTTCGGAGGCGTCGCCGGAAATTTACAGGCGGCGGCAGGACCCTATGCGATCAACATAAACGATCTTGTGGAGATTAATTCAGTCGGGCAACTTTCGACAGTCACTTGTTCTGACAATGCCGCTGTCGCAAATATAGGCGGGACGCCCATCGCGAAAACAACTGTAACGGCGTATGTCCCGCTTGCAACAACGTCATGTGACACGCCTGCTGGCGTTGGCGCAACCCTTAAAGAAGTTTTTCTAAATACCACTGATGGTTCTATCTATTGTGCTGCGCCATATCTCGCAAGCAACTATGGCCTGACCCTGTATAAGTACACGTCCGCTGGCGCGTTGGTGGGTTCGGTTGTTCTTGATTCTTCAGCTAATCAGCCGGCACACATATATATCGTTCAACTGTCGAACACGACTTTGGGCATTTGCTGGTCGCCCGCCGGCACGGCCGTTAAATTTGCTATTATTGACCTGTATCTGAATCCGATAGTGGCGGCGACAACGGTTGTCGCATCTGGCGTGTCCTCAAGCGCGGCGGCCATTGCGCTGAGCGGCGGCGGGATCGCGATAACCTATGGCACGTCATCGGGAACCTATTTAGGGATATATTCAAATACAGGCAGCACGGTTTATAGTCCAACCCTGATTGCGGGCTCGCCAACGACGGCGAATACCATTATCACGCCCGCGCAGTTGTCGAATAGCAACATCGTTATTGCGTCGATTGCGCCAAGCGTCGCCAATTGCGTGGGATATTCGATCCGGTCAATTACCGGCGTGTCCGTCCTGGCATATACGGTTCTTGATACGGCGACGTGTGGCCCTATAATTTATGGTCCCTTCATTTCCGCGTTGCCAAGCGGCTATTTTTGTATTGGTATTTCTGAGGCGACTCACTACGCCTCGGCGTGGGTCCTATCAAACGCAGGAACCATTCAAGGCGCTCCGTTCATTGCGTCCGCGTTCGCTGGCCTAACCACACTTAACCTCGGGCAGCTAGGGCTGTCGATGGTTAATGACGGCACGAACTTTTGGTTTATTTGCAGCGCATCTTCCGGTCCCGGCGCAATAATCTTTATGCCAATCACAGGAACCGGATATGTCGCAACGCTCACGGGAAACACAGGCACTATAAATGCGATTATTGATCGCGGACTACTTCTGCTCTATACCTACGCCGCCAATCTCGTCATAACGTTCACGATCAACCAAGTGACAGGCCGTGTCGTTCAGATTGCCTCCACGTCGCCGGTCATAGGCTCCACGCCCCTGTCAATGTTCGCTGCCGGCGATTCGTCTGTATTGCTCGGGAGCATTATAACAACGACTTCCTTCTCGGTGGTGAAATACCTAAACTCCGCGATTGTCGGCGTCGCGCAAGCCGCGATAGCGGCCGGCAATGCCGGAACGCTTATTTCCTACAGCTACGGCGCCAATTTGGGCCTGGCCGGGTATTCGATCAACCCGATTATTGGTTCGCCGGGAAAAGGATTCAACCATTCGGCCTCAAATATCGTCGGCAATCTGGGAACGATGTTTCCGGCCGCAGTTTCCCTTGGGGGTATCGCCTAATGGTCTATCAAATTAAGAACATCGCGTCGGGGGAGATTGACGCCGTTGCGTCGTTACCCCTCTGGATCGAGGGGGTTTGGGAATGCGGCGATCAGCGGTTTACCGACCCTGCAAAGACTCTGTATGAAATGCCGACGACTCTTCAGTTGACGGCGATGGCTTTATATCTTGCGTTCACTCCGGCCGAGCGCATCGCGATCAAGAAATCAACCGATCCTATCGTCGAGGACTTTTGGGCCACGTATGAACTTGCGGCCGATCAAAAGGCGACGATTGATCCGACTCTTGCGAGCTTTGTTGCGGGCCTAACCTATCTCGCGACGCCGACGACGGCGACGCCGCCTGGCCCTGGCATCCTCGCCAGTCCGGCGCGCATTGCGCAAATCCAAGCCGGAATCGCGCAATGATGCTTCTCGCGGCAATTTTCTTCACTTGTCTGTGGTTCGCGCTCGATTTCTTCGTTCTCGATAGCGACGAGTTCGCGCTTGGAGAAGATCCTTGAGCCTTTCCCTCGACGCTCCAACGCTCGACAAAATGTGGCCGCACGCCGCGCCGGAACTTCGGGCCGGCATGGTCTCGACGAGCGAGGCGGTCTTTGAGAAATACGCTATAGTCGAGCTTGCCGACTTGGTTGATTTTATGGCTCAGGTCAGCGAGGAGTCGGGGGGCGGCATCGCGACCGTCGAAGACTTGAACTATTCCGCCGAGCGCCTTTGCCAAGTCTGGCCGAAGCGATTTCCGAGCCTTGAGATCGCCGCGCCGTTCGCGAGCAACCCGCGCGCGCTCGCCAACAGCGTTTACGGCGGGCGCAATGGAAATGTCGCCGGCAGTAATGACGGCTGGGCGTTTCGCGGCCGTGGTCTGATCCAGCTAACGGGTCGTGAGCTTTATGGCGAGATAGCCAAAGCGACCGGACTCGATTTGATTGCTCATCCCGCCATAATCAATTCGCCGCTTCACGCGCTGGAATGCGCCGCCGCGTACTGGCAAATGCGAGGGATTTCCGCGCTCGCCGCCGCCGGAAATTTCAAACAAGAAACGCGCCGCATAAATGGCGGATACACGAACATGGCCGCGCGTAGGGCTTGGCAGGCCAAGTGGCATAATGCGCTCACGTTGACCGAGGACATGCACCCGTCAGGATTCCTCGTCGGTTCAAAGGGCTGGGCGCAAAGCCAATTGCTCGCGGCAGGCTGCGATCCGCAGGGGGTCGACGGCTTTTGGGGCGACGATTCCCGAGCGGCGCTGCATAGTTTTGAGATTGCCAAGGGCTTGCCGGTCGATGGCGGCGACCTTTCCCCCGCGACGATCGACGCGCTCAAGCTCGTGGCGTGACGGATATGCATCGTTAGCTTCGCTAAATCGTCCATAGCTTTTGCTAGCTAACGATAACAAAAGATAGCCCAAGCCCTCTAGTTTTCGTCAACCGCGACTTGCTCGCCAAGGAAAACCCATGTCTCAAGTTGACTTGTCGCCATTGGTTCAAGCCATGACGCCTATCATTTTGGCCGTGGTCAGCGCGGTTCTTTCGCTGATCGCAACGCTGGCGCTCGCCGAGTTGAAAAAGCTGACCGGCATCAAAGTCGAAGCCTCGCGCGTCAAAAAAGTCGTGGATTATGCCGATATCCTCGCCAAGCGCGAAATTCTAGCAGCGAGCGGCAATCTCGCAACCGCGTCGATCTCGGTCAAGAGCCCATTGGTCGCGGGGCTCGTCAACGAAATGCTGGCGCATTTGCCGTTTGAGCTTGACCAACTCGACGTCACGCCCGAGGGCGTGGCGAATATCGTTGCTGGCTCCCTTGGAGACCTACAGGCCAGGATGACGTCGATCTCGCCGCCCGAGCCGCCCGCCAAGACCACCGCCGCCAGCGGCGCTCTAATTACCTCCTCGCCGCCGCTGTCGCGATGAGCAACCGCTCGCATATTTCGGTTGAGATCGCGATCCGCATTGCCCTCGTCGTCGCCGTCATCCTCGTTATCGCCTACGCGGCCGGCGTCTTTAACTAGGAGCCGCCGCCATGCTCTCGCAAGACGATCTCGCGGCGTTCCTCTGGCTCATCGCCAATGGATTCCTCAGCGTTTCGGCGGCAAGTGACTTTGCTAAAGATAACAATATAGAACGCTATATTGCTGCTATTACTAGGCTTTGCGCCAGCATGTAGCAAAATCGCCACAGCGTACGAGATTATAGCGGAATTGTGGTAGCTGCCTTGTTTCGGTCTACATTGGAAAATAATTCTCATGGCTTGCGAAACGTCTGGGTTACTGCTCTTGCAAGCCTTAGAAAACGAGGGAAATGGGGCTATGGCGTCCGCGCCGGTTGGGGAAAGAATTGCCGTTCTCGAAACTCAGTCGGCTGAGAATCGCGAGCGATATATGAACGTAAACAACAAGCTCGACTTGTTGCTGGCGCAGTCCAACCAGCGTGTCGGCGCGAAGCTGACGCTTGGCGCCTTATCGAAAATCTTCGGCGGCTTCGGGATATCATTGACGATGGTTGGCGGGGTGGTTGCGTTTCTCATCTCGGAATTTTGGGCGCATGGAAAGTTCTAGCCGGGCTCGCCGTCGTCGAAAGATTCCAGGTTCCACCAATCTCGCTGACAGGCGGAACAGAAACGCGCCGCATAGCCGTTTTGCGTCGAAATAATCAGCGGGGAACTTTCGTCTGGCAAGACGGCCGCGCAGTATGAGCAAACCGAAGTGGCCGGGCTGTCTGGCCTTCCCCATGTGACGCGGTTCCACAAGAATCCTTCATTTGGTTTGAGTTCGTATTGGCTCATGGCGATGCCCTAGCGTTCAATCAACTGCGCCTCCCACGTCACCTTACGCCGCCTCGTTGCTCCTGTCATGGAGCGCGGGGCGGCGGTTTTTTGCGTTTAAGGCGGCCTATCTTTATCGGCGAGCCTCTTGGTTTGCTTTAAACTTAGCCTTCCATATGGCGATTGAATTATCAAGCTCAGTTGGTTGCTTGATTTCCAGCGTTTTCGGCGGTGCTATAGCAAGAGAAGAAACTTGAGTATTTGTTCCTGTAGGAAAATCGGATTTAGAAGACAGAGCAAGGGACAGCGCGGGTTTTGGATCGTGAAATTCATACGCGTTCGACGTTCGGATGACGCGAACGACCGCCTTGCCAAGCTCGGCGTTCCAAACGCGGACGCGGGCGAGCCGGTTGACCCAGGACAGTATCCCCGATCCTTCAAGCGCCTTTAGCGCCTCGGCGACAGTCGAGCGGGCGCAATCGGCGCGCTCGGCTATCTTCTCGTAGCTCGGAAAGCAAAGGCCGCTACGGGCGTTGTGGAAGCCCCATAACAGCGCCTTGAGGACGGCGCAGGCTTTGGCCGTCAGTTTTCCGTATGCCTTGCCCTCGGCCTTCCTAAGCATCAGCGAGGCGGCCACGGCCATGATCCGCGCCTTGGCGTTGCGGTCGAGCGCGCGCGGGCGCCCGTAGCCGAAAACCTTGTCTCGGCGTCTGTCTAAGCGGTTGAAAATGAGCACGGTTCCTCCGTTCGGTAGTCAGGACCGCCGACGAGGAGGAGACGATTTTGGACAAAGCTTCGCTGTTGCCCGAAATTTAGGGCTTGCGTCGAACAACGATTTCGGGAATTATGAGGTTCTCAGGATCTCACAATTCCCGGCTTTGCCGGACACCGACCCCGCCCTTATCGGCGGGTTTTGTGTTTCTAGGGCTTCGATTCTCCTAAAACGACGCAGATTGCCGGGCGATTCCCGGCCTAGCCGCCTAAATTGCGCTTTTTCTAGGCGAAAGCAACGAAGGCTTTTCCGCTGCGCCCGATTCGGCTAAGTTGAGCGTGTGAGCCCGCCAGCAACGGAGCGATGCGGTGAACGTTGTCATCGACGATCCAGCCGAAGGGCGCTTGCCGCGCATAAAATCATTGTGGGCGTTCGTCAGCATCGACAACGACGGCGACGAAGGCGTCTGCGCTGCGATGCTAGGCGACATCGCGGTTCCGTTGATCGCCGCCGACGAAAAGCGGCTTAAAAGTCTTCGGCCGCTCGCCGAGGAGATCGCGGCGCGGACAAGCAAGAAGATAGTCCTGGCGCGGTTTACCGAGCGCGTTGACGAGGAGGTTATTGATCCGAGCGCCCGCGATGTCTGAGTCCGACGAGACCGCCGCGCTTCGCGCCGAGAATGCAAGGCTCCGTGAAGCCCCAGAGCCCTTTGCCGAATACGCCGAATGGGTCGCGACCAACCGGCCCGGATGGGACCATGATTTGTTTTCGTTCCATATCGATTTTCCCGGCTCGCTGTTCTCTATGCGGGCATTTCGCCAAGCTCGCGATGCCTTTTTGAGTGCGCGCCCATGAACAGCGAGCCAACGGAACTACCCGGCGTCTATACGGCTTGGCAAAAGGCCCGCGACGGCGATCTTAACGTCTGCCCCGATTGCGGCTCGGCTGATTTCAGTTTCCGCCGTTGGGATAGCGCTTGCGGCGGCTTCTAGGACTATCAATACCGTTGCGACGATTGCGGCAAGACCTGGTGGACCGAAAGCGCGGACTCATGAAATATCAAGACGCCTTGGTCGCATGGACCCCTCGCACGGACAAAATAGACGTCGGGCCGCTTATTAGTGAAGATGCGAGGGATTGGTCGCGCCCCTATTCCCACACGGGCGGCGCGGCCTATGTCGCCCTTCGTGAATGCAAAAACGAGTTTCAGCGCGATATGATGATGTTTATCGAGTTTCATTCGATTGTCGTTAGAGACAGAGTGGATATCGACGCCGCGCATAAGGCATTTCTCAAGATTGACGAGTACAGGCGACGCATTGCGCCTGATATTAAGGGCGCCGATCATGACGGGGATTATATGGGCGGCTGGTGACGCACGTTTTCTTAGCGTGCTGTTAAGCCCTCGGTTCAATCACACCGGGGGCTTTTCTTTTAAGAGATCGTTGGCCAGGGATCGCAAATGGTCACAAACATCCTGGCTGGAAAATTCGCCCTGCTTTGTCCATTCGCTATGTCCGGCCATGTCGTAGAAATCAGCCGCCGCTCTCAGCGCCGTTGCGCTTTCGCGGTCTATCGCGGCTATGGCGGCGGCGGCGAGGCGGTCGCAATCAATTGTGCCGTCAAATAGGATGGTCGTTCCCGCAATCTCGTCGCCGGATTCGTTGACGGGAAATTGCCAGAAATTGCAAGGACCGCCCGAGCCCTTTTGCAGTTCGGCAAGGATCGCCAGCGCAACCCGTTCAAGTTCGTTGTTCATCGTCGCGCCTCTCTCGCCACGTCTGCCACATATCGCGATAGGCGGCTTCCATTTTACGCGCAAAACCGGGCGCGTCGCATAACGGCGAGGCCGCCATGCGCGGCCGCAAAGTTCGGCGCAGCTCGGTTAGGCGCTTGGAATCGCCGGCCAGCGCGGCGGCGATCTCGACATAATCTTCAACGGAGTCGGCGACGAGATCGGGCAGGCCGACTTGCGCGAGCAAGCTCGCGCCGACGCGGGCTGCATGACGGTCGCCGCGAAGCGTAACAACCGGCACGCCCATCCACAGCGTATCGCAAGTCGTCGTTGCGCCATTGTAGGGGAACGGATCAAGCGCAATGTCTAGGCGGCCGTAAGACCCGAGGGCGTCTGCGATGTTGGATGACCACCCCTCCAACTCAATCCGATCCGCCGCAATGCCGCGTTCGCCAAGCTTGCCGAGAAGCAACGCGCGGGCGCCGGCGTCGGCGAACGGCTTTCCCTTTAGGAGCAAGCGCGCGTGAGGAAGCCGCGTCAACAGCCGCGCCCATGCGTCTAAGGTCGATGCCGAAAGCTTCGCCGGATTGTTGAACGAACCGAACGTCACGACGCCCGTCATCAAGCTCGGCGGCGCGGCCGGCTCGGGGGCGTCCTGCGCGGCGCCGTAGCAGAAGTAGCCGTCCGGCAGGCGCACAAGCGTTTCGCTGGCCCAAGCGTCGGCCCCGACCGGATCGGTTATCGCGTCAACGAGCTGGTAGTCGATAGCGTCGAGGCCCGTCGTGTTCGGATAGCCGAGCCAAGTCGCTTGCACAGGCGCGGCCTTGCGGGCGAAAACACCGAGCCGATTATTCGCGGTGTGGCCGGCAAGATCAACCAAAATGTCTATGCCGTCCGCTCGAATGCGTTCGGCAAGCGCGTCGTCGGTAAGCCCCGCGGTTGTCAACCACTGCTCGGAGAGTTCGCGCAAACGCGCCGTTACCGCGTCCGGCCGCGCAACCTCGGCGTAGCAGAAAATCTCCACCGCTTCTCGATCATGCTCCCTCAACAGCGGCTCGAAAAAGCGCGAAACCGGATGCTCGCGCAAGTCCGGCGAGACATAGCCGATGCGCAGCCGCCGCCCCGCTTGGCGGGCGTTGGCGAACGCAACAGGCGTCGTCGCTTGCCGGCATAATCTCGCGCCCCATTCTCGATGCTCGGCGAAAAGGCTTTCGGCCGTCTCTCGGTCGTTATAGTTCAGATACAACAGCAGGTTGCCATGCGCCCCTGCATAGTCCGGCTTGATCGCGATAGCGCGGCGGCAGGCGGCGATAGCTTCGTCTAACTTTCCTTGATCCACCAACGCGGCGCCAAGATTGGAATACGCCTGCGCATAGTTTGGTCTGAGCGCGAAAGCGCGGCGATAGGAAGCAATTGCCTCGTCTAGTTTGCCCTGGCCTTGGAGCACGACGCCAAGGCTGTAGTGCGCCTCCGCAATGTCGGGCTTGATGGCGATGGCGCGACGGCAGGCAATGGCTGCTTCGTTGCCTCGGCGCAGTAATATCAACGCAGCGCCAAGATTGGAATGAGCCAAAGCAAAGTCTGGGTTAAGATCAATGGCGCTCTGGCAGGCGGCAACCGCTTCGTTGGACTTTCCTTGATCCACCAACGCAGCGCCGAGGTTGGCATAAGCCTCGGCGTGATGGGGGCTTAGCGCGACGGCGCGGCGATAAGCGATGACCGCCTCGTCTAGCTTGCCCTGACCTTGGAGTGCATTGCCGAGGTTGGCAAAAGCGTGGGCGTGATCGGGGTTAACGCCGATGGCGCGGCGATAGCACGCCTCGGCCGGCAACAACCGCCCCGCAAGGTGATGTTCTACGCCTTCCGTCATGACGTCGGCGGCGCTCTCTGGCGCGATTGAGGGCTTGAGTTTTGCGCTGGCGCGCCGCTGTTGACGGTTCATTTTCCGGCCTCCGGTTGCGTGCGGGCGCGAATAGCGTTGGCAATCCACGACCCGACGCGGCGCACGAATCCTTCTTCGATATCAAACAGCGGATTGTCAGCCGCAGTTGCTGCAATCTTCGCACATTCCTCGCGCTCTTTTGCGAGCGCGGCATTTGCGGCGGCGAGGTCGGCGCGGAGTTTATCGTATTCCGCCTTCCATCCCACGGCCGCCTCGGCAGCGTTCCCAGGCACGCGACCATCAGGGAATTGAAGCCGGCAAATGGGTGGGTCTATCAACAAGAGTAGATCATAGTTCTACGCCGCGGCTTTCCTAAGCGCGGCGCGGAGGGCTTCGACCTCTGACATGAAATAATCCGGGCTCCCCGGAAACGGTTCGTTCGTCATTCCAAATCTCCTTTCGTTGCTTGCGGCGGGCGGCAATCGACGTCCACAAACTCGACGAATTTGAGCCGCTGCGCGATCTGGCCCATAGCGAATTCGTTTTTGTGTCTGTTCCAAAACCCACGGCAACAGGCGTCTTTGCTATGGTGGCAAACGCGGTGGCCTTTGAAACCCATGTATTTATCGCGGACTTGATCTTCCAGCGCCTTAATATTCAACGGCGAGTCCCTGCGATAAATGCAGGTCGCGCACGCCTTTCTTTGGACCTTGAATGCCAATTTGCGCCGTCCTATTTCGCGGTGAGAGGGAGGGCGCGGATTGCTTCAGCAATGCGCAGCGCACAAGGAGGCCGAATCTCGCGCTGATAGACGCCCTCATTTGAGTGGACCAGCGCGATATCCCTCGCCTCAACCGCCACCCTTGCCGCCGCCTCTCGCATCTGTTCGGCGGTGCACGAAAACTCATCCGGGCTGTAGCCTCCCGGTCCTGGCGAGGGGTGGCTATTCGCCTTCGCCTCGCGGAGCTTGGCGAGGGTGGCGCGGGCGGTTTCAAGCGGGAGTAACCACCCCTCAAATCGCCCGCCCTCCGTAATCTCGGACCATGGAGCCCCGTCGCCATTAAGATGAAGTCCGTAAACCCCTCCGCTTTCTGCTATCAATTCGTCAAGAGTTTCGACAATTGATGCCAGCGCCTTCTCGGCTTCGGCAAGAAGTTCTTCGGACATGGGTTTCTCCATTGGCGCTGGTCGATTTATGTGACAACTCCCCGGCCTAAAGGCCGAGGCTTCTAGCTTCTCAGGCAACAGCGCGAACGCGGTTCTTGCGAACTGCGCTACGTCTGACATTGCCTCCACTAGCAGCAGCGGGCTGCCCGCCCGCCAATATCCGCAACCCTTCGGCGCGGATATTCCTTGCCGCGTTGATGTCCCTGTCGTGGTGTGCGGAACACTTGGCGCACGTCCAAAACCGAACATCGAGCGGCATCTTTTCGCAAACGAATCCACATTCGGAGCAGGCTTTCGAGCTTGGATACCAGCGGTCGCACTTGACGAACGCCTTACCGGCGCGTGTGGCCTTGTATTCCAAGAAGTTCGTCAGCATGGACCAACCCACGTCGGCGGTAGCCTTCGCGAGATTATGGTTCGACATGATTCCCTTCACATGCAGGTCCTCGACGGCGATGACTTGGTTTTCGTTGACGATCCGTCGAGACAGTTTGTGCAGATAGTCTTTGCGGGCGCACGCGACGCGCTCATGCGCGCGAGCCACCAGCTTGCGAGCCTTATCGCGACTTTTGGAGCCTTTCATTTTGCGGGAAAGCGACCGCTGTTTCCGCTTGAGGTTACGCGTCGCCTTTTTCAGATGGCGCGGATTGTCGAACTTCGAGCCGTCGCTGGTGACGGCGAGATGCGTCAGGCCAACGTCAACGCCGATAGCTTTTCCAACGGTCGAAACCTTGGGCGCTTTCTCGTCGTCTTCGGTGAGGATGGCAGCATGAAACTGGCCGCAGGCGTTGCGCGAGACGGTGACGGTTTTGATGCGCCCGTCGATCTCGCGGTGAACAACGCATTTGGTCCAGCCGACTTTCGGCAGATAGATTTTCGCGCCGTCCAGCTTTACGCGCTGCGGATATTGGATCGACTGGCGGTCGCGCTTCGACTTGAAGCGCGGATAGCGACCTCGTTTGGCAAAGAAATTCTCGAAGGCGCGCGCGAGGTTTTGCAGCGATTGTTGCAATGCCTGGGAGTCGGCCTCGCCAAGCCATTCAAACTCTTGCTTGAGTTTGGGCAGGCGGATCGCCATCGCATGATAGTTCAGCCCTTTGCCGGTGGCGCGATAGAGTTCGCCGGTCAACGCAAGGGCATTGTTCCAGGCCCAACGCGCGCATCCGAACTGGACGGCCAGCGCTTGCGCTTGAGCGTCTGTTGGATAGAGGCGAATGCGCGTCGCGTTGAGCATGTTTTATATATACGCGCACTCTATCTAACTAGCAAGGAGAGACGCCTTGCGGCGCTGGCCTTATATCCACGCCCTAAACGACGGGGTTTTGCGGCCAGTACGTTAACGCGAACGGATACCGCATGTTCCGGCGAAGCTATTCCGCAAGCGTAGGGCGCGTCCATTGACAATTCGCCGACGTCGAGAAGAAACCAAGTCAGAGGCGGCGATGACCAAAGGCCGACGCGAATCGGCTTCGACCGAAACGCTTTGAATTCGCCGGCCGTTGGCTTCGCAACGTGGCAGACGAGCATCAGGCTAAACGCTTCGTCGGCCGGCGATAGAACGGCTTGCATACCGTCCGGAGCGCGGCCGTAGGGCCAAGGCTTGCCGACTTGAAGTTGCATCATTTTTGCTCCTATCAAAAATCAAATCCGGCGCTTATCTGGCCTTTTTCGCGTCAAAAGCGCTGGCGGTGTCGGGGCTCGCCATGTCCGACAATGTTGCATTAAAAGCGCGGATACGGCCCTAAAAACAGATCGCCAATTGCTCGACGCTATTTGAAACTTAACGCGGGGCGGCGCTTAGTCAACCAAGTTGCTTTATCCCGCTAAGAAGCCTTAAGATCGCCTGCAAGAATAGGGGATGGCGAAATGAAATTCAAAAAAGGCGACAAGGTTGAAAAGGGAATTATATATTTTAGTCCCTTGACAATCGCGGGGGAGTCAGATACCTTGTTTTCAACAACAAGGGAGCTACGCAAATGACCACCGCCCAAAAGAAAGAGAAAATCCTCTCCGCCATCGCTTCTCGCGGATGGTTCACTGCCGAGTGCTACTGGAATGAAGCCTGCGAACTTCGCAACGCTGGACTAGTCCAGCTTAGCGAGCGTTTCTCCACGGGCGGCAACCGCAAGCCAGTATGGGTGAAGGCATGAAAAAGACAGATGAAGAGAACACATTCTATAATGACCCTGCTCTAATAGAGTGTCGCGCTCAGATAGATAGAGCCTTGGGCGGCCTTAATACGCTGCATCTAGGCCCACTCGATTACAATGTTGCAACGACTGTCGATAATTTGCTCGCGGCGGTCCGCCTTTTGGAAGAATTCGGCAGGAGGAATGCGCCATGAACACATTGGTAAATGACGGCAAATTTCTGACAGTTGCGGCAACGCCCACGGCGGAACAAGCGGCTGAAGCGCGGGCTCCGATAGGGGTTAGCGACCAAGCAATGACGGGAGCGTGGCGCGTTATTATCGGGCGCGTGCCTGACCGATACGTAGCCTACTACTATCATGATAACGATGATGCGCGCTTGAAGGTGGCGCTGACGGCTCGAGCCGAACGCTGGATTGCCGCCCATGAAAGGTGACCTGCGCTTGCGTCAGTCTGATGATTTGGAGCTAGTTGAACGTATGGCGGAAGCAGGGTGGAACGCCAATCCAGGCAGACCCGCCGCTCTGACTTGGGCGTGTCGGGAAAGCGCATTGATGCGCAAGGAGGCTTACGAACTCCGACAAATGATGCAAGCCGCGCTGCGGGTTGTTCACGCCGCCTACGCCCGAGATCAAATCATCTGAGTTCTGAAGGGAAATAGGCCATGAGCGTTATCCCCTGCCACCGAGGCGGCCATCTCTGCAATTGGCCCATATGCCCACAGGATTGCGACGGCAGACTTGGAGCGGATGCGTATTCAGCAGCCTTAGACCGTTTTGCACCTAACGACGACAGGCAATGCGCCGACTGCGGCTATCCCGTAGGAGATCGGCCGGTTTTTCTCGGTGGCGTTTGGTTTTGCGCGACGTGCAATCCCGCGATTTCTCATTTTGGTAGAGACATGGAATCATGAGTAAATCAACAATATCCACCTTCGAACTTTTTGCGATGTTCCCCGACCAAGATGCCGCTCGCTCATATTTGGAGGAGCGGCTTTGGCCGAATGGTCCGCGCTGTCCTGTCTGCGGCCTTGGCGAGCGGATCACGACCCGCAAGGGCGGCTTCTATCGCTGCAACCAGTGCAAGGAAGACTTCACCGTCCGCACCGGAACGGTTTTCGAGCGTTCGCACGTCCCGCTGCATAAGTGGGTTTACGCGATGTATTTACTCGTCACGGCGCGTAAGGGCATTTCGTCAATGCAACTCGCGAAGGAAATCGGAATCACGCAAAAGTCCGCATGGTTTGTGTTGCACCGCCTCAGAGAAGCTTGTGGGAGCGATCTCGAAAAGCTCCAAGGCATTGTCGAAATTGATGAAACCTATGTTGGCGGAAAAGAAGCCAACAAGCATGAGCACAAAAAGCTCAAAGCGGGACGCGGCACAGTAGGAAAGACTGCTGTTGTCGCAATGCGTGAGCGCGGCGGCCGCATGAAGGCAATGCCCGTCGAAGACGCCGATATGGCGACGCTCCACACGAAAATTCATCAGAATGTGGAAGTCGGCTCGACGCTCCACACTGACGAGGCAGCCGTCTATCGCGGCCTTAACGGCCTGTTTTTCGACCACGAAACCGTCAACCATAGCGAAGGCGAATACGTCCGAGACGACGTGACCACGAACGGCGTCGAGAGCGTCTTTGCGGTCATGAAACGCGGGATCATTGGCGTCTATCACCATACCAGCAAGAAGCATCTAGGCCGCTACGTCGACGAATTTTCCTTCCGCCTGAACGAAGGCGACGTAAAGCGCCACACGCTACAGAGGCTTGATAGCTTCATTGACGGCGTTGCAGGCAAGCGCCTGACTTATAAAGCTCTCACGCATTAGGAGCACCCATGAAACCCGATCACAAGAAGGCGCTGGATGCCGCTGCGGACAAGGTTTTGGCGTTCCGCCCGAAGCCAAAATCAGAGCCCGCGAAAGCGCGAAAACTACGAAAAGCCAAGATCATACGCGAGAGGAAAAAGGACGTGAGGGAGTGAACTATATAATTCCCGTTGAAAAGGTCGCTGGATACCGCTTTCCAGGCATCGTCGTGAGCGTTTACGAGACGCTTTCCGGCGAGGTCCGCTATGACGTAGAGGCGGATAACCCGGACTTCGCGGGGATGCTGCATATCTTCTCGGAAACTACCTTGAAGGCCCGCACCGAGATTGCCCCATCGCCTCCACCACCCAAAGATCAGAGGAACGAGATTGCTGATCGAGTCGCAGACGCGATTATGGCGGAGATTCCGACAATAAGCGTGCGTGAGGCTAAATCCGCAGCGCTAGCGGCGTTGCACAGTATAAGGGAACCGTCCGAAGAAATGACAGCGAAGGCCGCTCTCTGCTCCGGTATAGCAAAGTCTGTTCCGTTAATATGGACGGCGGTGATTGACTACGCGCTAGACCCCGGAAAGCCATTTCCTTAGTCAAACAAATCCCGTATAGCATTCATTGATCGACGTTTCGCTCGGCGTAGAGTGTATGTAATTCTACGCTGCGCTAAATGGTGTTGTTTATCCTGTGCAAGATGACATCTGGGACAGAGCGCCTTTAGATTTTTCCAGGTATTATTTCCTGGGTTGTTATCTAGATGGGCTGTCGATAGCCAAATTGTTTTCATCTTAATTCGGTCTAGCGCCGGGAATACGGCCCGTCTTCGTCCGCGTTCGTCGCGCCATAGGCCAGCGTCAGCATCCCACCAATAGCCGTCTACTTGTACGATAAGCTTACCGTGCGGCCGCTTGCACGCTTCGCACTTTCCTTTCGCGCGGCCGAAGCGTATTTCACGCGAAAGTTCCTTCCAATCAATCGGGTAAAAAAACCTCAGCGATTTCTTGATCGGCATTTCGATCACTTTAATTTATGTATCGCGGATATTGCGTTTCTAAAAAAGAAATCAGAAAACAAGTTGCGAAGGTCTGGTGCTGGACTCGGATCGTATGGCTCAATAGCTTCGTCGAATAAATGCGTAATCCGATTGCAAGTGTTTTCGCCGCTACGAAGGCTAACGATCATACGGAAATCGTCAAACATACTGCGACGTTCCGTCGATGGGCCTATAAGGCGCGCTTGCCATTGCTCGATTGTAAAACCATCCGTTAGCGGGTGACATATCCGACAAAGCAAGACGAGGTTGTCTGAGGCGTCCGCGCCACCGTCACAATGCGCGATGATGTGAGCCCTTTGCGTTTTTTGCTTAAAACGGCAAAACATACAATCATCAAGCTGCCCGTCATAACCGGCCGCGCTCCAATAGGCGAATATCTGGTGTTTCGTTGGCGTTGAGTTCGTATTGCGGCCCATCACGCGCTCTCTCTTAGTTGATCCAGAACCTTTTTGACGGCCATATGGCTGATATTAAAACCGCTAGCGGCGGCGATATCACGAAGCGACTTTCCAGCGGCCCGCATAGCAACCATGCGAACGATTGAAGCCTGCTCAGCCTCGTCTGGAATGAGCCGCTTTTTCTTGGCTTCTACGATGATGTGATATCCGAAGGGACGCGCGCCGCCGAGAAAATGCCCGCGTTCTTTTTGGTCGGCTTTTACTTGACTGATGCGCTCGCGAATCCTGTCGCGCTCGGCCTCGGCGAAGGCGGCGGCTATTGTGAGAAACGTCTTGCTAAAACCATTGGCCGCCATGTCGCCACCTAAGTCGAGAAGGTGAAGAGTGACGCCTTTCTCTTTCAGGCGCGCGACAATCTGCAACGCGTCGAGCGCGCTTCGGAACATACGGTCTAACTTGGCCGCAATAATTATATCGCCGCGCTGGATTCGTGCGACCAAGGCGCGGCCAATCGGCCGCTGGTCAATTGGAATTGAGCCAGAGACTCCTTCCTCAATCATAATGTCGGTTACGTCGAAAGCGTGCATGTCCGCATACCCTCGGATCTGGCGCTGTTGAACGTCAAGGCTCTCGCCGAACTTCGCTTGTCGCCCCGTCGAGACTCGACAATACCCAAAAATCGCCATTTTCCCCAGCCCCCGCTGTGTAAACGCGCAAACGCCTTTACGATTTTTGATTTGCGCCGTAAGCGCCTTTTAGCGCCTTGCCAAACTTGCCCGCAAAACCCTTTCCCGAACCTTACAAACCCCTCTTGACAAGCCGTTAAGAATCATCCTCGCGACTCGCCGTCAAGCTTCTTTTATCGCTTTAGATTATGCTTGCAATAGCTCTTTATAACGAGCTATAACGCTAACTGACGAAAGCGACTCGACGAGGGGAACCATGCCAGCGAAAGCTGAAAATCACGATCCGACCGCGCCGAGCGCGTTCGCAAAATCCATGCTGCGGCTCCCGACGTTCGATCTCGCGCAAATGCGCAAGACGCTCGCGCTCAAGCTCGCGGCCATCGACGCGGAGCTAGGCAAGCGCGGCGAGGCGACGACAACGACCTTGGGGGCAAAAACATGAAAGTTATCACTTTTGCTGCGCAAAAAGGCGGCGCCGGAAAAACGGCGTTCGCCCAGCATCTTAGCGTTCTTGCCGAGACCGGCGGCGCCAATGTCTTGCTTATCGATACCGACCCGCAAGGCTCGCTCAACGCTTGGTATCAGTTGCGCGGTAGCGGGACGCCGATACTTATCAAGTCAACCGGAAAAGACTTGCGGCGGTTCGTCGATAGGGCGCGCAAGGATCGCGTGGATTATTGCCTAGTCGATACGCCGCCGCACGCTCAACAGTCGATCCTCGACGCTATCGTGGTTTCTGATCTCGTCGTTGTTCCGCTGCGGCCGGCGTTCTCCGATCTCAACGCGATTCCGGCGACGCTTGAACTCGCACAATCGGCCGGCAAAGCGCCGCTCGTCGTTATAAACCAAGCGCCTGTGGCGTCTGCTTGGGGCGAGCCGGCGCAAGTCAGCCAAGCGCGCGAGCTTATAACCGGCTTGGGCTCCAAGGTCGCACAAACCGTTATCGTCATGAGAGTCGCTATCCAGCACGCCCTTGCCGGCGGACAAACCGCTGGGGAATTTGAGCCCTCTGGAAAGGCCGCCGCCGAGATCGCGGCGCTTTGGGCGGAAATCAAAACCGAACTTGAAACGGAGAAATAAAAATGGCAAAGCCCCGCGCGCTAACGATTCTTCCCGTCGTCAAAAAGGGAATGCAGGCGCCGTCCGATCCTGAAACATCGAGTGAAAACGACGAAAAGCGCGTTTCCGTCGTGATCCGCGTAACGCCGGCCGAGCGCAAAGAGCTTCGCCTCATGGCTATGGAAGCCGATACGACGGTGCAACGGCTTGTCGAGGATTTGATTCAAGGCGTGCTTGAGAAGGACCGGAAAGCTAAATAACTAGCTAGCGTGCGAGTAAAATCGCACGCGATTTAATTAGCTTTACAATTAGTGTCGAATTTGCCGCGTTAGAAATATCTCGGTTTTCAGTTGCGCCCAATTGCGAGGATCGACGTAAACCGAGTCCACGTAGAGCCGCGTCGCATCCTCAAGCTCGTGCAATACCGTCTGAATTTTTTCCTCAGCGCGCTTGAGGAGCCGTTTTTGCGCGGGCGTAAGCGCGGGCTCGTTCTTAGGCTCGTCGCTCAACGGACTCTCCTCCAGATGCCCCGGCCTTCAGGGCGGGGAAGACGTTAAAGCAAGCCCCAGGAAATCTTGGCGCGCCTGACGTAGACGCGAGGGGTGGCGCCGGCTTTGGCGAATATCGCGTCCCTGGTAGCGGCCGGTTCGCGTTCGCCGTCAGCAAGGGCGTCACAGCCGATCCCGGCCCCGCAAAGCAGCTTCGCCCCCTCGCTCAAGGCATCAACGCCGTTCAGCGCCGCGAGGACCGGCGCGTAGGCGCGCGGGTTGACGATCAAGCCGCAAGTGCTCCTTGCCTCTCCGTCGTAGCCAATTCCCTCTCCGACGTAGCCAAGCGCCGGACAAGGGCCGTCGCTGCGTTGGAACACAATAGCGCCAAGCGGACAGAGCCGCGCTTCGCAACACTGTCCGCAATGGTTGCAGGCCGCTCCATAGGGCGGCTTGTCGGGCGTCCCGCTCAAGCGCGGCTCGTGGCTGGCTTCATCTTGGTTTTGGCGTGCGCGACCAGGGCGTCCACCAATTCGCGCGATAAAAGCTTGCGCTCGCCGGGCTCAAGATTGTCGAGGAAGTCGCGCAGCGCGGCGGGGCCGGCGTCGGCCCGCGCCCGGGCGGTTTGCGTCAGGTCCGCGAGCAACGCCGCGTTCGGATCGGTCGGCGCCGGGCCGGAGTCATGTTCCGTCCCGGCGCCTTCCGCCGACGCGGCGGGCCGTGATGACGCCGCGTCGGTTCCATTGGCCGCGCCGTTGCCGGCCGGCTTGTCGTTGATAGCGCCGTTTAAGCGGCCGTCCGAGGAAGCGGCGACATAATCGGCGTTGCCGTTTTTCGTAATCTCGCCCGTATCCGGATCGACCTTTTCGTTCGCGCCTACGCCGGCCATTTTGTCGAGAGCGTCGGCGAGAGACGCCGGCCGCTCGCCGGGTTTAGCCGCAACGGGGAAGGCTTCTTCGACGGTAACCTCACCGTTTTTGATCGCCGCGCGGGCGCCGTTGAGCGTCAGCAGATGGTCGAGGTTTATATCGCCTTCGCCCTGCACGCCGAGCGCTGCAAAAACGCGATCTGGCGTAACGCCCATGACGCCGAATGCCTTGATTGCGAGCGCTCGACGACTTGAGAGCGTCTTGATATCGCCGCGTATGACCTCCTCGACAGCCGTATATCCACGACGAGCGACGCCCTTTGGAATGCCGGCCAGGATCGCGTTGCGCCGAGCAATCGAGCAAGCTGCGGCGCCGGCAAGCTGAATCATGTCGTTGTCGATTCCCTTGCCGCGCTTTTCCTGTATCGGCCGACGAACGCGAGCCACTTGAATTACATTCGTCTCCAAATCCTGAAATACGCCCTCGGCTTCCACGTATTTTTCGATGCGGTCGACATGGACAATACGTGCCGCGACTCGGCAGTTACCCCATTGGCTCGCCATGATCTCGGCGAAACGGATCGACGGGCCTTGAATGGTCTTTCCGCCACGCGGTAAAGCATAGATGCACTCGGCGGCGGTGTCCTCGTCGAGCGTCGCAAGCGTCGTTATCTGGTTTACGGCGCGTTGAATGCTTCGCGGCATGGCGCGAGCCGTTGCGACTTGCTGATCGACTTCGGCGCGGGCAAGGCTGACAGCTAGGCTTTGCTGCACGGCGCTCAAACCGCCGCCGCCGTCGTATCCGACAATCTCGGTCGATTCTTCCGAATTGCGGGATGGGGAAACTTGGTTGACACTCATTTTGTTGCTCTTTCGGTTGCTTTGTTGCTAGCGAAATTGCTCGCTAACAATATTGCGTTATAATTAGATAATAAGCAAGCGCTATCCCGCGCGACGCCGCGCGAGTTCATGCTTGATGGTGAATTTGACGTCGGGGTCGAAGTCCTGGCCTTCGCCCCAGCGGAGATAGTCGGTGGGAACGTCCGTCCAAGCCATGCCGAAATGCTTGCCGAATCCGACTTTGCGCAGAACGGCGGCCTTGGTCGAAAGCCTCAACAAGTCGTCTAGGCTACGCTCCTTGAGCATTTCAACCAGAAGCGCCGTCGTCAGAACGGCGTCGAACAACGCCCGGTGAGGGGCGACTCCGCTAGGGCGAGGAAGCCCGCGCCAATAATATAGCACCGCGTTCTTGAAGCTTGGCGCCTCCGGCCAAACATGCAGAGCACAGCGATATGTATCGATCCAGCGCTTTTCTTTGAGCGTCGGCAGCATGTCGCGGTCGAAGCGGGCATTGTGCGCAGCGAGAAGGTCAACGTTTGCAGGGAGAACAAGGCCAAGCGCCTCCTCAAGGTCGGGCGCGTTGGCGACGTCCGAGTCGATAATGTGATGAACGCCCATCGCCTCGAACGAAATAGGCCGGTGCGGATTGACGAGTATCGAGTTGGATCTGAAACCGCCAACAACGCTCCCCTCGGTCGGGTCATAAAACATCTCGACCGCCGCAATCTCAACCACTCGGTCGGTTGTGGGATCGAGGCCAGTTGTTTCAGTGTCAATGACATGGATAATCATCGGAAAGACGCCTTCGTTTCCTTGGCGATGGTCGCGCCGCGCAACCTGCGAGCATATACAGATCGTCCGGTGACAATAAAATACACTGTAGATTTACTAACTCCGAACATGATCGCGATTTCTCTAAGAGGCGTTCCGGTCTTGGATACCTCTAAGACCTTCTCAACGTCCGCGAGTTCAAGAGCGGATGGACGACGAATCCTTCGATTGTTGCTCTGCTCTTTGTTTGTGGCCCAGCGGCAGTTTCCTGGCTCGTAGTTTCCATCGTTATCTGGGTATCTATCAATTGAATGCTTAGGCGTAGGCTTCCGCCCCATGTCCTCCAAAAAAGTTTCAAAGCTATTTAGCCAGCGGCTACAGACCTTGATGCCGCGTCCTCCGTAACTCGTAAATTTCTTATTTGTAGGCGTAGTACATCGGCTCTTCATTCCTGCCCACGATCTGTACTCCGACGAAAACACACCGCCTTTCGTATGGCCGTGCGTTTCGTTTGCTCCCCCATGTGTACACCCACAAGATTTTGTGTTTCCACTATTTAAAGCGGCGGCAGGAATACGTAGTCGTTTGCCACAATCGCAAATGCAGTCCCATAATATTTTTCCGCTACGCGTCCTCTCGTCTGTAGATGCTATCGCGCGCAGCTTACCGAAGCGCAACCCTGCAATCTTCGCGGCGATCATTTGAACATGGCCCGTGTGATCTGTTCGATACTTGTACCGTTGATTTTCCTTATACCCATTTTTATCGCTTGATCTAACGCCGATTGTATTGCTTCTCGTTTTATATATGGCTTTAGGTCAGAGATATTTAGCGCGTCCCAATCGGTTATGGTTCCCTTCCAAGTGGTTCGCGCGCTCGCCAAAACGCCGCTTTCCGTTCGCGTCCGCACGAGATCGGCGGCTTTCGCTTTGCCAGCTAGATCGGCGGCGTAGGCGGCTTCCGACGCAGCCTCGGCGGCGGTATTGGCCGCAACCTCCTCGGCCGGCGTCGTAAAGGCCGCAAGGTCGCGCTGGCGCTGTTCTTCGGCGCGGGCGGCGTCGGCGGCGGCTTGGGCTTTTGCGCGGGCGGCGCGGTCGACTTCGCGCTGGTAGTCGTCGCCTATCGCTTGGAAGGTATCGCCGATGCGTTTTAAGCGGTCGAGGAAGACGGCGAAGAAAGATTGCACGTCGTTGCCAGCCTGCAAATAAGGAGCCTTGGCGATCGTGCGAGCGCCGTCCGTCCGTTTCCAGAGCGCTCGCGCGTCCTTGACCAATGCGCCGACCGCATCAAGATCGGCCGGCGTCGTAATCTTTTTTGGCGCGACGTTGGCGCGAGCGGCAAGCGTCTCGACGTCGTGGCGAGTCTGCGCGCGATCCTCGGCCAACTGCTCGCGCAGATCGCGCGGCGGGCGGTTGTCACCAATAGGCGGCGGCGGCGTGAAGTCGGTCATTTTTCCCTGCGTATTCATGATGTTTTCTCCGTAGCGTGGCGTCGCTGGATTGGTTACAAATTATCGTGCTATATCGCGCGCCAATTAGCAAGCGATATTGCTATCCTTAGAACGGGCCGGAATACGAGAGCGGCACGGCGGCCGGCTTGGCGGCTCGCATCGCCTTCGCGCTCGCCGCGAATTGCTCTTTCACGGAAAGCTGCGGGTATTCACTCGGCGCGACCGTAAAGCCCTTGCGCCGAATGATCTTGACGCCAAAGGTCCGGCCGTCCGCGATCCGCGCCGCGCTCGCGTTGCCGAGCCGGTGGATCAACTGCGCATCGACAGGCTTTCGCGCCTTGGCGGCGGCGGCGCCATCGGCTTCGCGCGCCTTGAGCGCTTCGCGTTCGTCGAGCAGCGCCGCGACGTCCGGCGCGTCGCCAAGCTCGATGACAGGACCGTTCTCGCCGTCGTAGAGATCGCCGATCAAGTCGGCGTCACGGTTGAAATCCGGGTCATAGGGGTCGTTTTGCTCGACGCGACGCCAAAAGTCTTGGACGCGCGGCGTAAGCGCCGCCATGACGCCGGGCCGCAACGGCACTTCCTCGACCGGTTCGATCCAATCGGAGTCCATATGGTAGGCCGCAACGGCGCCCCAGGACGCGCCGCAAAGGGCGGCGGTAACGTTGACCTGAACGGCTATCCAGAGCGGGACGGCGCGATCACCGTCCGCATCTTGCCATTTCTTGCGACCTGCATATTTGCCGATGGACTTGCCGTCGAGCGCTCCGAAACCTTCCGGCCGCTCCGGATCGAAGGCGAAGAAATCCGGGCTGGCGCCGATTCGAGACGCCGGATCGCGGTAGTAGCGGCTTGCCTGGACAAACGTCCAAGTCGGATATTCCTCGCGCAGCATTTGCAGGATAACCGGTTCGATAAGCTGGCCGCGCCGCATCGCGCGATTGCCTTTTTCCGCCTCGATGATCTTGGATTTTAGCGCCCACATTTTCAGCGGCGTCGAATACGCGCCCATTTCAACCGGGCCGTCATGGAACAGCACGCCCGCGTTGGACGCGGTAAAATCCGGCTCTCGGCGCTTGAGCCATTCCTCGACGGAGTCGATAGGAAACCAGCAGACGCCCGGCGGAACGGCCGCGTTGACGATTTCGATAAGCTTGGCCTCGGTCATTTTACCTTGGCGTTCCGCTTGATGCGCTAACTCATCCATTTGCGATTCTCCTGCTAACTGATTGCCGCGTTATATTGCGCGCGTGTTTTCAAATTAGCAAGAGAACAAATAATCGAATTATAAAGATAATCAGCGCCAGACGCGGCGCGTCGTAATCACGGCGTTTCCATAAATCAGCGGCGCTTGGCTAAGATCGTCGCCGCGCGCAAACGACGCCGCATGGTAGATTTGCGTCGCGGCCTTGTTGACGGGTTGCGGCCCGGCATCGGGCAATCTCTCGTCGTCGAACGCCTTGCGCGGATTGATCGCGGAAAACTCGTCAACGAACATATCGGCGCGCTCGCCCTCATAAGGGACGGCTACATGCTCGATATTGTTCGGGCCGATAAAGGCGCCAATCGCCTTGTTAAGCTCGCCATAGTTGGGGTCTTTCGGAATCGAAATCCTCGCGATTTCAGGCTCGTCAACGCCCGGATGAAAGATCAAAATATCAAGGTCTTGCATATCCTTCATGGCGACGCCTCGACGGTCATCTCGTAGGTTCCGCCAAGCGCTTCGGCGATATCGGCCGCGCTGTGTTCGACAGCCTCGCGCTGCGTCCGCATTTCCAACCACACGCCGTTTGCCATACTCGGCGCGGCCAGGACAAAGCCATCGATGGCATTGTAGCGGACAAGCGCGGCAATCCCTTGCTCGGCTTGGTGCTCCAAATAGGCTCGCAACGCCGGATCGCGGTGGGCGTCGGGGCGCTTGGGATCGACCCAAACCTGCACCACTTCAATTTTTGTTTCGGCGCCGGTTTCGTTGTCAATTGCCGTAATGTAATCCGGTAAAATATCGAGGACGACGCCGGATCGATCCGGTCGCGAGAGATCGCGCGTGTCGGCCTCTTGAACGAGCCAGCGGCATGACCAAAGTTTGCAGCTATTCGGCATTGCTTGCGTCTTGTAGACGCCGCAGCCCTTGGAGAAGCTTTGATATCGGCAGCGCTCGCCCGCGCTTTTGCGTAGCTCGCGGACGGCTAAAAGCTTGCAGCAAAGGCTGCATTCGCCGCAGGTCCTGGTCACAATGGCAACCTCCCCTTTTCCGCTTCCTCGTCGGCCAGCCGCTGATATTCGTCGCGGATTTCCGCCATGATGCCGATCTGTTCGTCAGCCTGCGCCTTGGTCATTTTGCCGTTGGCGACGCGCTTCGGATAAACGAAGACTCGATATGAAACTTCGCGAGCAAGAACCCGCGCCTTTTGCGCGGCGGTGAACTTGCGCGCCTCAGTCATCGGCCGTCTCACTCGTCTTGTGGCGGATGGGTTCGAACTCGTCGCGCTTAAGCCGGATATACGCGCCGACTATCGGGCATTTGGCCTCATCGGGAAGGGCGATAAGAGCCACGACTCCCCAGGTTTTGACCTTGCTGATCAAAGCAACGCAGCCAGCCAGCTTATGCGGCGGCGCAATCTGAATGACGCTTCCCTCAACAAGCGACAACTTCCTGTCATTCATCGCTGGACTCCGCGCTTTCGTTGATCGAGCGCAGCACGGCCCTTGCGCTTGTGACCATAAGGATTTCGTCGCCCGGGCTGAGGAGGGCGGTGTCTATTGCCGCAATCGCCGCGAGCGTTGCGAGGAGGTTAGGAGCCGCCGCAATGGCCCGCCCATTGGCGTCGGCCTCGTCTATCGTGCGCGGACTTGGGTTGGCGTGCATAGGGCCGCCTAGCGAGACGAAGGCAATCGGCGCGCCGTGCCTTCCGAACACGTTGCCGTTGGCATAGCGCCAAGGGCCGGCTGTGATTTGGACGCGCATGGGAGCCTCGGAGCCCCGGCTTTTGACCGGGGCTGGTTGGAGCTTAGTCGTCAACCCAATCGGACAATCGCGAGGAATCGACGCATTCAATTAAGAGATTTTCCATCCATTCTGGGCAGTCTAGGAGATCGTGTTCAGTTGACCATTTCTTGCAAGTGTACGGGCGGATTGCCGAAATTTCGTATTGCGCGCCTTCGCCCGGCTCGTCGCGCGTCTCAACGATAGCCGGATAAGCAAGGTAAAACTCGACTTCGCACCTCAGCGGTGCGCCGCAGCCTTTGTGACCGGCGATCTCGATATCCAGCAGTCCAACGTATGTTTCGTGCCCGATAGCGCAGCGAGCGCGATAATCGCGCCTAGCGCTTTTGCGGATTTTAGCTGGGGTCAACGGCGTTTTGAACTGTGTGAGGGCGTTCATGGTTCTCTCCAACATTGACGCGAGTGGCGTCTCGTGTCAAAGAGAACTGTAAGTCACACTTACATAAATGGCAACGAAATAACGCAATCGGTATAGATAGATTTGTCAGATGTAGCTGTTTCGGCGGAAAGGGGCGGCAAGGGCTTCGGTTTAATGGCGCCTGGAAATAAACCCCCTCCCGACTTTTCCGAGGTTACGAGGGCTTTGTTATTGGCTCGGATGTGTGATCTGCAACTACGCTCTGAGTTTGATTCGCTGGTTTTCGACGAGGAGGCCGGTTTAGAGCTAGCTGGGCTTCAAACAGTGCTAGCGACGATCTTACCAGAGCAGCCATTTCAATTTCCGTGGGAGCCCTATTTTGTAGAACCAAAAACGTCGTTTGAATCGCGGCGCGAATTGCCGCGAGCGCGTACTGTATATCAGGTGTTTCTTGGCTCTCTTGGCTGTAGCGAGTGCCCGTCGACTCGCTGCCTAATGCGTCGGCTTCATGCGGGCCGACATTAGACTTGGGTGAAATGATCGGAATCTCGCCATGTCCGTGCTCAATCCAGTCAATACTTGCGCCCGTCAGTTGCGCAACCCGGCTCAAATTATGCCGCGCGATGCCTAGCTCTTTGCTCCGGCGCTCCCAGTTCCGCAGCGCCGGCCGGCTGACGCCTAAAAGATCGGCAAACGGCCCCTGCGCGAGCCCCATGCTTTCCCTCAGGTATCGTATTCTCTCTGCCCTGGTCTGCATTCGTAGTCCAACGTCTCGGAGTCTTATAGCCGACTCGTTAATTATAATTCGATTCCCTTGCGAATCTATGACTCGGCGTTTGCCAAGGCGGCGCCACACTCTCATTGCCTTATTCCCCAAATTTCCACAGCTAAACGCCATTATAAATATGATTTGCAAGAACGCAATAGTTATGCTTACAACTCCATATGGACAAGATGATAGGCGCGCAAGCGGCGGCTGTAAGGGCTATCGCAGCGGCCGGTGGCCCTGGTGAACTGGCGAAGGCGCTAACGGAAAGCGGCTCGCCGATCACGTCTCAGGCCATCCAACAGTGGACGCGCATTCCACATAAGCGCGCACGGCTCGTCGCCAAATTCAGCGGCGTGCCGCTCAACGAGTTGCGCCCGGATATCTGGCAGACGCCGGACGATCTTAGCCAAGAGGCTAAGTCGGCCTAATTCAACCTGTTGTTACGCAACGGCTTCCACAAGGTTTCAAAAGGCAACGCGCATGGCGAGAGCTTCAACAGCGGAACGAACAGTCGCGCCTAAGCTACTGACCTCATTGATAAAAGAGGCCAACCACCAACGCACCAAAATCCAGACGATTGCGGGCGAACTCGGCGAGAGGGTCAAAGCGGCCATCGACGACGGCTATTTGCATCGCGGCGCGTTCTCGTTGTCAGTCAAGCTCTACAAAATGGACGAGCAAAAGCGCGAGGAATTTTTGCGCCAGACGTTGCTCTACGTCGATATTTGCCGCGCCGCCGGTTTGTATGGCGCCGAGCATGTGGCGGACATCGTAGAAATGGCCGCGCGCCGCGCCGATAGCGACGATCCCAAAGACAAGCCGGACGCGCCGGCCGGTGATGACGAAGACGGCGAGGAAGACGACGACGGCGAGGCCGAAGCCGGCGAGGGCGATGCGGAACCGCTGAGCGAGGCGGCGCAGAAAGTCGCGGCCGGAATCAAGGAGCTAAAGCCGCGCCGAGGGCGGCCTCCTAAAAGCGCCCTAGACGGCGCGGATGCGCCAAGCGGAACCCGCGTGCAATAGGTTTTGTCGTGAAGGCGTTCGCTTGTGCGGATACTCGCTCTCGATCTCGGGAACAGGACCGGCTTTGCGTGCGGCGTCGCAGGCGGACCAAAGCCGAGAATCGAAAGCTGGCTGCTCAAAAAGGTCGGCCAGCCGGTCGAGACGTCATGTCGAAACCTCGCTTGCTCGTTGCGCGATAATATCCAACTCGAAAACCCGGATTTGATCGTCGCCGAACACTGGCTGCACCCGGCCGTACAGCCGAGCGCCGACGTGATCATAACGCAACTGCAACAGCATGGCGTCGTTGAGGCGATTGCCGGCGTTTTTGGCATCCGCGTTGTCCGGCCGACGAGCGCGCAATTCAGGACGCATTTTTGCGGGCAGTCCTCGGCGGGAACGCGACGAAAAGGCCCGCGAACGGAGCGGCAAAAGGCAGACGATCGCGAGGCGACGAACATGATGGTTGTTCGGCGTGCGATTCTTCTCGGATACCTGCCGCACGGATCGACGGATTGGGACAAGGCCAGCGCCGCCGGGCTCTACGACTACGCGAGCGCCGTCTATGGCCGCACGCCGCCGCGCGAGTTGATCTTGT